AATCATAATGGTTTGTGTTTGTTTCTCGCCCATTACGTTTCTCCTTCTAGGTTATGTCTACCACGGTACTCCGCTTGCAGACGTTGGATTAGCTATCGCATCAATCTTAGAAGCAATAGCAGCTTCAGTATCAGCTTGTGATACATGACCCCAGACCCAGCCTTGCGCTTGAGCCTCAGTAATATCGTCATACGGTGTAAAGTCAGACGCAGAAGCATCGTAGGTTAAGCCACAGGTGCCATAGCTAGATGAGCTATTGCCATCGTCATCAACGCCTGTGCAGCGCCAGTGAGCAATGTATACGCCACCGTCAGCGATTTCGTGTTCCAATGTTGGAATAGTCCAAGTGTAAGTAATAGCCATTATGGTGTCTCCTGTGCTGCTAGATGTGCGGCATAAGCATCCTTAACCGCTTGTGTGTGTACTGCGTTACAGATGGCTTGAACCTCTGCGCTTTCGCCTGTGATGTCTGCATCTGGTGCAACTACATGGCGTGAGAAGGATCGGCTGATCTCTACATCGTCACGCTTGATGACCGTGGCTGTTCTGACCTGTATCATTTTGTATTCTGATACGATCTCGATTTTGTCTTGTACTGTTTCTTCCGTTAGTGCCATCGTTTATCTCCTTTGATGGTTGGACTGTCCGACCCAAAGCTATGCAGTGGGTTATGTTACTCTCAGTTGGCCTGAGAATAGAAATACATCCGCACTCGGACTGTTGTTCATGTGGTATAGAGTGATGTAATAATTCTGCTGCCCAGCTCGAACAAATCCCGTAGACTTACCATTTCCTTCACCGGGATTGTCTGCTTGAAAAACACCTACGGCTTGCCGTCCACCAGTGCCAGACCCTCCTTGGTTAGCAAAAGGAAAGTTGCTTATGTAAGTATGTGTCGTTGTTGTACCCGCCGCCGATAACTCAACTTTTCCTTCAAAGTAGACCATTTCACCTATTTTAACGTATCTACCAGCTGTACTTGATACACTCTGGCTGAAGCCGTTTGTTTGCACATTAGGCGTCCAAGTCCCCTCCTCATAGTCATCCAGCAGATTAGCCGCCCCAGTGCCGCCAAGGTACACACCGCCAGAGAGGTAGAGGTCTTTGAAGCGGGCTGTTGATACTCCTAAGTCAATAGCTGCGTCACGGTATGCACCGCCAGATGTAGATGGGGCAATAATACTATCACCAAATCGTATAAAGGCATCTGTACCAGTGGGCGAACCTATATAGAAATAATCAAAGTAACTCCCAATACTCCCCACAGTGGAGCCGTCTTTGTAGAACTCTGCAATGTTGCCATCTGTAGATGTGCGATTGAAAAAGGCCGTAGTTGCTCCAGATGCAGTAATTGAGAAATTGCCATTAGGGCCATCAATCTGCATTCCTGTTGTGTTGAATGTCGTTACTGGTTTCCCCACTAACAGACTACCCGTTGATGAGATGCGCATGCGTTCTGCGCCATCTTTATCTATAATATAGTTTCCAGAACTATCTACTGAGGTGTAATAGGATGCTACACCTGTGTAACGCAAAGAAAGCTGTTTATTAGTTGTGCTTGTAGACGCAAGCCTTGCATTACTATCCGTTTGACCAATAAGCACATTACCGCTGACATCTAGTATCATCTTTGGGCTAGAGTTTATTTCAGCGCCTATATTTGATCCTGCCGCAGCAGAAGCTGCGGTAAACCACTTGTGCGTCCCTTGGTATTGAAAATAACGGGATGCTCCCCTTGTGGATATATTCTTGAATACATCGTTATTATCTACATAGGCATTGTTCCAAAGCTCAGTTGTTACTCCAGCATCTGAGAAAAGAGTAGCCTCAGTACCAAGCATAAGAACTTCTTGATCTGCTGTATCATTACGCCAGTTTGTGTTAGGAACTCCACCAATTCCAACCCGACCGCTGCTGTCGATGCGCATGCGTTCTGTGTTGTTAGTGCCAAAGTGCATATAGCTGTTTGCACGTTGAAAGAGAAACGTTTGACCTGCTGATCCAGAACCTATATCAAAATTTGTTCCTGAACTCGTAGACGAAAGCCTTAAAATTCCCTCTGAACCCGAAACATGCAAATTATACGCTGGCGAAGTCGTCCCAATCCCGACATTACCGCTGCTGTCAATGCGCATTTTCTCAGTCAAGCCAGAAAGCAAAACTAAGTCATCTGAACTTGTGGAACCTATAGCACCACCGTTAGTTGCACCATTACCTTTTACTCGCAAAACAGTGTTGTTATTTGAACTGCTAAACGTACCTACAACACCTGTCCCATCCACAGTCAGCCCATCAGCCGTGACAGTGCCAGTTACGTCAATACCTGTGGAGGTGGTGGCGAGTTTGACATTTCCAGCATAACGTAAATCAATCGCCCCTCCATCTACGCCACGAAGATAGGATGCCGTAGCGGCAGAGTTTTGCAAATAAATGTTATCGCCTTGAATAAGAAGATTACCCGCAACGCTTTCATTTATTACGCCATCTGAGCCGTTAAAATAAATCTGTAGGTCAGACCCAGCGCCGAAGATGGCTTTGTCGTTGGCGCCGAAGGACACATCTGCCGTTACTGTAGCGCCACCATCCTTTAGGGTTACGCCATCAATAACCACGCCATTAGCAGCAGTCGTTTCAGAAATAGTATCTACGGTAATAGACTGACCCGCAGTAACAATAATGTTATTAGCGCCAGTCGTGTTGCCGTTCGCTAGAATTTCAGCAAGCGTGTCAACCGTGCCAACCTGACTATCAACATACGCCTTGATTGACTGCTGTGTTGCCAACGCCGCCGCGTCATCAGACGCCATGTTGTCTTCGTCAAGAATCTTGTCAACCGACACGCTGCCCAACCGCAGACTGTCAAAAAACGCATTATTAAACACGTTCGCCGCTACCGCGCCAGAACCCGCGCCGTTAAAGAACACAACCGCAGTCGTACCCGCAGGAACCTCATAGTCGTTACTTGCATTATATGTGCCTTGGAAAAGCAAAATACTGCGCGAACCAGACAGGTTATTGCGCACATAGATAATCTTTTCCGCATCATTCGGAGTAAGCTGCACAAACGCAGTGCCGCCCAAATCCCCGCCATCGCCAAAAATAACCAAACGATTCCGCCCATTAGAGGACGCGCCATCGCTGATAGGCAGCGTATTAGGAGAACCAGAAGACCCCGTGGCGGCAAGAGTTACAGATACCTGACCGTCAAGCGCGGTATCCAGCAATTCAAAGTTTGTGTTCGTTGTATCGCCCCATGTGCCAGACTGTTCGCCTGTGCCGATGAGTTCGATACCGTTATTCAGTGTATATGTACTAGGCATAATTTTTTCCTATGCTGCTATGTCATCCCAGCCCGGAGTTTGAGACGGTGTTTCGTCACTCCATGCTGGGGTGGAAGATGGTGTTACGGGATTATAGCCCGGATTTTGATTTGGAACAATACGCCCCCAGACGAGAACCTGCCCCACGCTGCCCGTTGCAGCAAGTCCAGATACAGAAACGTCTGCATCGGCGGTGGTTGTAACCGTGCCAACAGCCGCGGTCCCCGCGACGCCCGTGACGCTTACAGTAACAAATATTCCCACATCTACTGTTCCAACAGAACCAGTAGCCGCAATACCAGTCGCTGGAGCATTAGCGTCAGCCGTTGTAGTGACTGCACCAACAAAAGCGGTAGCTCCCAATCCCGTAACGGAAGTTATTGAATCGGCGGTAACGACGACAGACCCTACGGTTCCTGTACCCGCCACTCCAGTAGCTGAGACAACTGCGGTGCCAATTACCGTTACAGAACCTACGCCACCTGTAGCTTCTACGCCAGTTGGGGTTACATTCGCTTCCGCAACAACCGTTACGCCACCCACGGCGCTTGTGGCCTCAAGGCCAGTAACTGGAACATTCGCCTCTGCAACAACCGTTACAGAGCCAATAGCTGTTACTGCTTTTGGAAGGTCGGTTTGACCCCACGGCATATCGCCCCAACCAAAGCGGGACCAACCGCCTATTGGAACGATAATGTCAGTCATTAGGCTATCCGAACAATTGCGTTACTTGCGTCTGCTGTTGGGAATACGATAGTAAAATCACCCGCCGTGGATGTTTTGTCTGACCCAAAATCCAACACACAAACAGTGCGGTTGCCGTTCGTTGAATTATAAATCAACGCGCCACGAGCAGTGATCGTTGCTGTACTAAACGTTAAATCAGCAAAATCAATAAACGCCGTTGTTCCGCTTGTAGTCGGATCAATGTTGGTCAATGTCCCGCCACCAGCAGAATAACCTGTGCCGCTAATTTCATTCGTTGCAGTATATACAGTGGTCGCCGCTGTAAACGAAGCATTGTTATCATACAGCGCAAGTTTGTATGTGTTTGCGCCTACGTTAAAGTCATGCAAACCTTCAAGAAGTTCTTTCTTGAAAGAAGTGCATAAATAGTTTCCTGTAAAAGCCATTGTAGTCTCCTTACGTTTTCTCTCTCAAGATAAGTCCAGTTCGATAAGCATCTGTAACTTCTTGTGACTCACCAAAGTTTTTAACACGGGACATGGCTTCAGTAAATCTTTGAGTATAGTTCTGAACCAAGTCAGCTTCACCTTTCATAAAAGTATAAGCCTCAATTAAAGAGCCGTATAAAAGCGCCACTGAAGCATTGGTGCTTAACCATGTGGTGCCATTATCTCCAGAAGCGGTCAGGCTTAATGGACGATAAAAGTAATGAAGCTCCACGGCATATGCAGCATCAGGTGTTGGACCTAAGATAAAATTATCAATGTCAAACTGCGCATAATAACGAGGAGCACCAGTCGTAGAATTGTTCGGGTTAAAAGACTGAACAAAGTTCACATCTTTAAATAACACAAACTCCTTGTTACTTCCGTTTGTAAACGAAAGGCTGAAAGGTGCTAAATAATCACTAGGCAAAGCAAGATATTGATTGCTTGCAGTAAGATTTCCTGTTTGATTTTTTCGGAAAACCTCAAGTTGCGCTATTTTTAAGATGCGCTCTTCAGCGTTTTTAATAAATATATCCAGACTATTCACAAAGGTTGTCTCTGTGTTTTCAGTATAGTTTTGAATAGCCGTTTTCAATTCTGCGTATGTAAAGCTCATGATGTTGTCACCGTTACGCTGCCAACAGACCCAGTGGCAAGCAAATTATTGGGGGTCAATCCCCCATCATATTTAAAACCTACTGGATTCCAGCCCCATTGTATGTTGTTTTGTTGCGGCACATTTTGTTCAGGACGCGGATTTCTTAACGCTTGTGGATCAGGAGTTGCACGAAGAGGCTCTAGCTGTGGTTGTTTAGCCTCCCACTCATCTTTACCTACAAGAAGACCATTCCACTCTTTACGCATGTCTCTGAGCCGATAGCGGAAGCCAGATCGGTCAGATATCCCATATGCCCACTTTCCTGTGGCATACTTAGACATAGCGGTAGTTCCTCAAGTCTGGGGCAACGCGGAAGGACGCACGATCACGATCCTCATCCATTGCGCGGTTTATTTCCTCTTCATATATAGCTTTTAGCATCTGCATGCGGTCTGGAGCACGCTTAATGCTCATATAATATGCCAAACCAGCCGCTAACGCAGGGTAAAACCGAAACGGAACCTGCAATGTATTGGTGTAGATATCGGCATCATCCATACGAATTAGTGCATCATACAGAACAACATCTGTGCTATTATCAGGCAAAGGCCACATTTTTAAAGCAGGGTTTATTTGTCGATCTACAAAAAACTGTGTGGGTCGCCCAGTTGTAGATTTTGTAGGAATGTTAAGGTATTCGTCTCTGCTAATGCGATCTAACGCATAATCTGTCCCATCACGCCGAACGACTAGCGACAATATGTCGATTACATCAGTACCAAGATCGACATCACCATCGTTTTCTGTAACGGTAAAGTTTCGCTGGGCTATGGTCCACTGGTTCAATCCGCGGTTAGCCCAATCAGCAAACATAAGGTTTAAAGAACGCTTTGCAGTCTTCAGATCATAACCTGTACGAACTTCCAAGCCGCAACGCTCGAAAGCCTCTTCGATGTAATCAGCTACATCTAGTTCAAAATCTTTAGACCCGGATACAGTCATTTCTTCTTCCTTTTAAGGGATTTAACCCTTTTGGGCTTGCCAGCAGGCTGTCCAAGACGTTTCTTTTGAGATATTCTACTACGCTTTTCAGCAGATGTCATCTCTGAAGCTGTCTTTGGTGTTTTTGAGCTTACACGCTTGCTGGGCCGACAATATGGAGTGCCGCGCTTTTCATCCTTTTTTCGACCACAGGCTTTACCTGTACGAACGTCTTTCCAGTCTTCTTTAAACCAGCGTTTGAGTGCAGCACCCTTTTTTGTCTTCCGTACAGCCATTAGCTTTTCTTCGTCACTTTGCGGCGACTAGACATCACCTTTCCGCAACCATTTGCGACCACTTCACCACCTTTTAGCATTCGGCGTACTGGACGCTTACGAAACTCGTTAGAAGGCTCAATAACGCCTCCCATAGCCTTTTTTACGGGCTTTTTCTTGCTGTTTCCCCAGTTTTTAGCACCTACTTTTCGGCATTTAGCTATTGCGCCGCTTGCGTATGCGCTTGGAAAAACCTTGTACCTTGCTTTTACCTTTTTGTAGCATGCGTCCTTTGGCATTTTTCTTCCTCTTCATAGGCGGCTTCGTAACTTGCTGCCTCATCTGTGAGCGGCCTATAGCCATATTAACACTTCCAACGCTTACGCGCCTGCCTCAAGCGACTATTAGGGTCTTTTGCCGCCTTCGGAAACTTTTTCATTTGTCCAGCCGAACGTGCGCAATATGATTTACGCCGTTTGGCATCTTTACTACCCTTTTTGACCTTACCAGTTACAGCAGTTTTTAGATTAGAGCCGGGATTTGCTTTTTTATAAGCGGCAACACCCTTTTTGGTCATGCCCGCCCCTGATTTGGTCTTACGGTAATTACCACCTTTGCCAGTGGTTTTGCGTATTGGGTTTTCTTTTTTACGAGCCATTCGTCCAATCCTCGTTTTTAATGTAAACAATCTCAAACGCCGCAGAAATATCAAAACTTACAGAAGCGGAGGACGATATTGCCCGTACTTCTATGTCCGACTTTTCTTCTATTTTTATAGGCAATGAAAATGTTTCTTCGATGTGCATACCTGTTGTCAAAGACTTAACATCTTTTGACTGAAACACTTCGCCATGCGGCCTCACCGCAAAAATTAGTTTACAAACCGCAGGGGTGTTAGATGTTGTGCCGTTAGATACTTCATATTGGACTAGGTACGCCGTGTATCCCGCAGGGACGGTCCAAAGAGCCATTAAGCTCTGATTTGATCCAGTTATTCCGTTTACGGAAGCATAGACATTTGCAGGCACACCTGTCGTTACCGCGCCTGTTCCCGCATAAATAACACCTGCGTTTGCACCACCTGATCCCGCAGAACGCACAACAATACGGTATATGCGTAAAAATGATTGTGTGGTGTTTACAGGGGTTTGTCCGTTTAAGGTAACGAGTTCGTTTATTTCGTTGTAGTCACCATCGAGTCCGTACAGTTGAACTGTCCTTGCCCCTGTTCCCGCAGAAGTGTCGTCTGTAGACGAGCTAGAAACTTTCAGAACAGTTGCCGCAGTCAAGTAACTATAGAGGCCACCTTCTGCCCATATGGTTTCCAAACTGTCTCCAACAGTGGTGTTGTTGCCAAACTTGAACAGCGGTTTGTGACCCGGGATTTGACCACGGGCCACCTGTAGCTCAAATGGCTCAGATGTTCCAATCTGTGTTATGGAACGAAAGTTAGCCATCCAAACCTCTTATGACAAAAAGATTGTCAGTTCGTTGCTTGCACCTGTAAATGCACTTACATAAGCACCACTTGTCGCAAGAATGCCATCATCTGGAATGTTCAGATGGTGCATACCTGTAGGAAAAGTTTGCTCAATAAGAATTTCTCCAGATGCGCTACCGTTTTTGATTGTAAATGCGCCAGCCGCAGCCGCGTAAATTACAACTTGACGGATTCGTGAACGTGAGTCACCAACAACAGCCGCAGAGTCACCTTGAGTGAAGTTATATGCCTTTACTGGACCTGCCATGTTAGCCTCCTATTAAGATAGTGCAGCGCCAACAGCAGTAACCCAAGCGGCTCCTGTATTGATTACCAAACAATATTCGTTGTTGCCTGCGCCATTGTCGCTAACAATGTAAACAGTACCAACGGTAGTATCTGCAAAAGCAGGAAGGTTAGCAGTTGTTACAACTGGAACCTCAAAGCCATTGGTTGACTGTACTGGGCCTGAAAAATGTGTAGTTGCCATGTTTTTCTCCTCTCGTGTCCGAGGTCAACTCCATATGCGTGCAAAGCATAAAGATATATACCGAGCATTATTGCTCGAAAACAGAATAACACAAAGATAGAAAAAAGAAAGGGGCCACCGAAGTAGCCCCTAGTTACAGGGAGGAAGGCATGAAACGCCTACCTCATCTATAACATATGTTACGCTCCGGGTGAACCGAAAACACAACGTGGGTCTGAGAACCCAAAGCTGTAACGCTCACGCGCTTTAAAACGCATGTTGCCTGTGTCGAAGTCAGCTTCCATATTTGTTCTCATTGGAGAACGCTCAAAGTGCTTGAATCCGTTAGGCGCGTCAGTCTTGATGAAGAACGCATCTGGGTCTGTCAAGAAGTGATTAACAGTGTAACCCTCTGGAAGCATGCCCATGTTGCGAATCGCGTTTACATCATTATCGGCTGTGCCAACACGCAATGTTGATTCCAACAAACGATCTGCAACGAATTGCAGTTGTGGTGGAATAACCATTTTTGTGCCGCGCAGAGCAATAATCATATTACGCTCATCTACGAAGGTTGAGATATCAATCAACGCATTTTCCAACGAAGTTTCGTTGAGGTCAGCCGCTGTTGATGGCTCGTTGCGGAAAGTACCGCCACCTGACAATGGGTGCGCAGTTGAGCAAAGCTCAACACCGTCACCACCAGCGAAGTTAGCATTAAACGCGTTGTTTAATACTGATGCCGCTTTAACCTGCTTAGTGTGTGCCATAGAACGCGCAAGCGCCTTCGTATAACGAGCACCAAGACGGTCATACAGGTTGTCTTCGATTGCTTCTTCGGTCAATGCGAATGCGAGAGCAACTGTTTCGTGTGAATAACGAGCAGTGTACGCTTCATTTGCATTGTCGAACTCTACACCAGAACCTTCGGATTTTGTGGGAGCATTCCCAAATCCGACGAGCATAACTTCCTCTTCAAATGCACGATCTGAAGATTCAGTGTCGAATATTTCCGCATGTTGATTTTCATAGCGGTCATATTCCATGCCGAACAGAGCGTTAAGACCCGGTTCTAGCTCCTTAACGAGTTGTGAACGTGAAATAGCCATAACTCAGTCTCCTTATGCTAGACCCGCAGTGCCAGCACTGAACAGGTGATTGTTGATTTTTACGATCACATTAGTGTTCGCGGCGGCTACATCGCTATTCTCAGGGTCCTGAGAAATGTCGATTGCTTTGAGTGGAAGACCAGCAGTCGCCGCACCCGTTGTGACATCTAGCTCAGTGCGAGAATTACCACTTACGGTACTTCCTGCCGTTGCGTCAACAATGTCGAAATTGCCAAACAAATCAGCTACAGGGAATGCAGCGTCAGCTTGGATTTCAAAGGTTGCACTTGGGTCATCAATGACATTTGCGAAAATGTCTGTCCCAGTTGCACCAGCAGGCCAATAGTTTGAATAAACAATATTGCCATTTGGGTCTACATATGAACAGCCGTTAAATACGCCCAAAATCAAATTGGTAGCGCCTGCTGGAGCACGAGTGATTGTTCCATTGGTATCGACTATAACTAAGTCACCTTGGAAAATACCCGTACCATATCCAGAAGCGATACGATACCGATTTTGTCGCTGCGAGCTTGTGCTCGTTTTGATAGGGCGAAGGCCGAAAGCAGCGTCTTGATTAGACATCTTTACTCTCCTTCAGAGTTTCCGCGTCCCTTCATTCCAAAGGATACGGAAGATTTACGTTGCGGAGCAAGTTTCGGCATGGCTGAATTGTTTTCACGCATCCAGTCACGATCCACTGCATCCAGTTGATTTTGAGAAACACCTTGATAGTGTTTATTCCGCTGATCAGCCATTTCGACGGGGATACGAGCGAGAACAAGACCACCAACACCAATGGTGCCAGCGTTACGTCCCTCATCTACTACAGGCCCTACATAATCGGGATACTCTTCAGCGCGAACGAGGTCCCAGCCTTCTTGCCGTTTCTTATGTACGTTAGTTTTATCGTCGAATTCCATTACAGATTCGCGTATCCAACGGTGTTTATAACCGAGGGGGGCTTCTGGAGCTTCCAAGGCAGAACCGGGTCGCCATTCCATTGAACGCTCTGAGCGTTCCCGCGTATTTGATTCGCGTGGTGTCCTGTTTGCCATGTTATTGACTCCGATTTTCTAATTTTGCGACTTCTTTTGCGTATTTGTCGAGGGGAATCCTCATTTTCTTCGCAAATGCCACTTGACCCGGTGTTAATTCCACCGCCTTTTTCCGCCCTGATTTTACTGACCGTCCGTTACCAGACGCAGGAGCAACGGTCTGAGCGTTGGACCGCCTCTCCTGAAACTTGTTAGGCATTTCTTTGCGCATACGAGAGTCGATTTCTTTATAGTAATCATCACTCGTAGGATCGAAATCCTCTTCTAATACCAATTGTTCATGGATAGCTTGGGCTGCTCGCGTCATGAGGCGATCTTGTCCAAACCATTGATTTTTGCTCAACCACTTCTCCAACTTTGGGTCAGGAGCCGCTTGTTGCTGCGGAGCCTGCTGTTGTGGAGGGGCCGCTGGTGGTTGAGCTTGTTGATTTTGTGCAGCCTCTTGTTGCCGCGCAATTTTAGCTTTTTGAATACGAACACGCTCTTGAGCAATGGTAATCTTAGAGATTGCCTGCTGCGCGTTTGCTACTTTTTCATAATCACCCGCTTCATAAGCCTCTGCCATAGCTTTCTTGGCTTGCGCTTCTTGAGCTTTCAAACGACCTTCGGCTTCAGTATTGTAGCCTTGGTTCATTTTCTCAAGTCGCTGACGCATAACAGCGTTTTCTTGCTGCATTTGCTGCGCGTACTGAACCGCGGCTTGCGCCTCTTCAGCAGCTTGCTTACGTTTTGCGGTTAATTGATTGATTCGACGCTGAACGGAATCACTGTAATTTTCTAATTCGTCATCACCAGATGATTTTTCCCGAACATTTGTTCGGGTTGTTTCATCATCGTCAGATGAAACTTCAATAACCTGATCGTCTTGATCATCATCAAGTTCGACTGAGGTATTGCTCTCAAGCTCCTCGTTTTCACGAATGTCTTCAGACATAGCCATTTTCCTTGCTCTCCATTACCTTATACATACGAAATGTCTTTTGGGTCAAGAATCGTAGCGATAATATTATCGTCATTTATGATACGAACCTCAAGACCTTCCACTTTGAACCTATTTCCACTATATCTTCCTATAAGAACCCAATCTTTCTCATTACACCAAGGACCATTTGGGAATTTCTGGGTATCCATGTAGGCATCAGGGCCTAGCTTCACGACATAAGCCGCTACCGTAGCAAAAGACTCCCGCTCACGAACCTGATCAGGAACAATAATGCCGCCTTTTGTCTTTTCACTAGGGTAATAAGGAATGATAAGAACGCGATAGCCCGTAGGCTGTGGCAATCTCTCAAGTGAAGAAGCCTCCATCTTGGAAGGATCATCTTCGTTTTTATTATCCGCGCCTTTGCCAAACGCGTTTTCGATAGGCTTGGGCATTGCCCCTGCACCTTTTATGGCCTTTTCCGCTGCTTTAGCAACGTGCTGTGGCACAAATAACTTTTTAGTCATCTGCGTATTCTATACCTTTCATCGCGGTCCTTAATTCGTCTTCGACGTAGGCCATGCCGCGTATTTCACCTACTAAATACCGATACTCATCAAAAGTTTGTATCGAACCATCCGCGAGCTTGTCTTTAAGACGCACACTGCGCTCGCGTATGCCTTTGTATAAATAATCTGCAAGATGTATTGCGTCCATACCGCATATAGTATGCGATTATGCGGGAAACACAAGTACAATTACCACAAAATCAGAAAACACCTCGGAACTTCTGGGGTCTAGCTATTTTGCTAAACCTAGAAACCGCGCCGCCCTTAGCTTTTTTTACTGGCTTTTTTCTTGACGGGGGCTTTTTTCTTTTTTGCGACTGGCTTAACGCTATCGCCACCGCTTGCCTCTGCGGATACCCCTCCGACACTAGCTTCGACACGTTTTGGCTGATTGTCTGCTGACTTGACCCCTGCTTCAACGGCATTAGCGTTCCTCCGCGCAACTTTCTTGGCTTTCTCCTGTTCAGCCATCTTTTCTCTTATAGACGATGCCATATTACTGACCTTTCATACTAGCGTTTAACGCAGCTATATCCCTCTGCGTCTGAATGCGCTCCTCTGCAACCCTAGTCTTGTCAGCTAATGCAGCTTCTGAAACGTCAATCCTTTGCTGTGCAGTCAAAACGTCATTGCGCTCTTTCTCACGATCAAATTCTTGCTTCGCTTCAAACTCAGATTGCTTGCGCTGTAAGTCAGCAGCTTTTAACTGAAGCTCCTGATTTCGGATATCCACGAGTGGATCAGATTGTGGCGGTGGAGCTACTGCTTGCGCAAGTTGCTCAGTCATTTCAGCAATAATCTCAGCAGCACGCGCATCTATTTGCGGCTTAAACTGCATCATAGGATCAGGCGGCATAGGACCTTGTGGACCCTCTTGCGGAGGCATCATCTGAGCCTGTTGTTGCATCATTTGCATCTGCTCTGGAGGTATCTGGCTCATAATCTCTTGCTGGGCCTGTGCCTCCGCTAATAGCCCAATATGCTCCTGTATGTGGCCTTGCAGCGCCATAATAGCATTCGGGTTAAGCTGCATAGCAGGAGTGGACATAACCGCCATATGAGCCTCTATGTGGGACTCATGGTCTTGATCAGGGAATGCCTGCAAAGGAGCACCCATAAGAGCATTCTGGTTTTCCTTAGATGGATTCGCAGGCTGTGGCTGTGGAGGAGGTGGGAGTATCGCGTCGATGTTATTGACGCCCAACGCCTCGTACATCTTACGATACGCCTGATATAAGCCTTGTGGGCCACCGTGAATTTGAGGATTGGACTGAACCAACTGCAACTCAGTTTGCGCCAGAGCAATACGCTGCGACATAGAGAAAATGTTCGGGTCAGAAGACGGCAACACATCAATTCGCTGATCAAAGTCTTGCACAAACACTTCTGGACCCATCTGCATGTCAGCAGGATATGGATACGCCTGAATGGTTTCAGCAAATATTCTCGAAAGCAGCTTAAACTCGATCTTTTGAGAATAGTGCAAACGCTTATGAATCGCAGACATAACCTTTGTGCCGCGCTCCATAATTGCCATCGTGGTGCCAACGGGCGTCTCACCGCTCATCTCACCAACCTTCATGTCAGCCATAGATGCGAACCTACGTCCAGCGTCTACAAGCGTTCCTAGAAGGTTATAAAGCGTCCCTGAAGGCTCTTTGAAGGGGAGCGGCATCAATGAGCCTTGCAGGGTGCCTCCAACCACATCAATATCGCGGAACTCACCCGGTTGAAGGGGATTGTCTTCATCGCGGATACGAGCGCCACGGGCCTTAAAGCCTGCTGGAAGATTGGAGAGCGTGCCTGCATCAATCAATTGACGCAAAATAGAAGTAGAAGCCTGCGCTAAACCGCCAATCATATGCGTTAGCCCCAAGCCATAAAAACCAAGACCCGGCAAAAACTTGTAGTGCACGAAATATTGTTTCGCACGCTTCATTGGGTCCATCTCTGGATAATTGCGACGAACAGACAAAACATCGCCGCTGTCAGCAACTATCGTAATAATATAAGGCAAACGCAAACCTGTAGGCTCGCCATTAGCGCCCATATCCTCAAAACCCTCAATGTCCAAAGACGTATGAACCTCATATAAGGTCAACTCTTCAGATGGACCGCTAGGATGTACGCCTTGAATGTCATCAATAGACTCTTCAACTTCGCCCATCGCAGCCGTGTCACTCTCAGATTCTCCGGGCAACTCAATGTCACGGTAAAATCCAGTTAGCTGCAACTTGCGAACCTCATTCGAATCCATCGTAATACGATGTGTAATCCGCGGTGATGACATTAAATCAGTCGCGCCATAAGGAACAATCATGTCTTCAGCATGAATGAATTTACTGACCGCACGCCCCTTGAGCGGGTCAAAGTAAACTTTCTTAAATGTTGATCCAATTACTGGGAGATAAAACAACATTTGATCCAACTCAGGATCATATTCTTCCATCTCGTAAGTAATCATATAATTCATGTAATCCTTGACGCGCTCAGACTGCTTAACAAGCATTTCATTCTGCGCACCAACAACAGATGTTCGAACAGGGCCAGTGGCTGGCAACAACTCACGATATGCCTGCGCCTGAAACTGCGTAACACTCTCAGCCAGCAATGGATGAATAACCCCAGAAGACCCCTCAAACGGCTCTGAACGCTCCTCAGTCTTCATACCAAGAAACTCTAAACCGCGCTTATATGTGTCTTCCCAATCCTCACGAGCCGCTAAATCATCCTCAATAGAATTTACCAAATCAGAAGAAATACGACCAAGCTCGGCCTCATCAACAACCTCTGCCAAGTTGCCATCAAAGCCAACGTCAGCAATAGGAGCTTGCTCCTCTTCATATTCACCAATAATCGCGCTGCCATCGTCAAATTCAGTAACTCCGGGCTGCGCAGGTAAATCAATTACATTCTGAAGCATTTCCTGCTCTGGAATCATAGGAGCTTCAGGCAAGCCACCAGAACCCAATCCACGTTCGACTGCCATTAGAAAATATCCCTCTCGTTACCCTCAATCGGCTCAAGCGTGTTAATGTCCTCAAAGTCGTTAATAGGACCGCCTTTTTCCCATTCGTTGCACACATTTTCAGCCGCACAGGTAAAATCTAGCTTTTCGCAATAACCAACTTCGCTACCCTCATCCATACCAAGACCATTCTCAATGCAGTCCAGCATGCTTGAACGAATGTTATAATACGCGCAAGTTCCACAAATCTGCTTCTTCTTTTCCCAATTCTTTACAGATGGGCCATAAGCATATTCCTGAATAGCGTTTTCTTTGTTTTCCGAATTTACGTCAGAATCTTTGGTAGAAAGAGGGCAAACAAATTCGACCTCTTCCATCTCATACATATCGTCATCAACAACTTGGTTGATACCAGATTGCAGTTCGTCCATGTCAATGTTGATAACGATTTTTGCCATTTACTTTACTCCAGCAAACTTGGTGCCTGAGACTGCTGCGCCACCACCACGGCAAACACCGCCGCCATGTTTGTAGCCGCGAACCTTGCCGCCACCCATATACTTCTTGACCGCGCCACCTTCCATGTAATTCATAGCGGCCTCTGGGTCCATTTTCTGCTGAACCTCCTCTGGCAACTTCGAAAATCCTTTATATTTTTTAGGAGTATTTGGCATTATCTCTGACCCTTATATTTACCGCCGCGTCCCTTCATGACACAGCCCATCTTTGGCTTCTTCTTATTGCTTCTTACAGCGCCACCAGCTTCATATTTCTTAACAGCACCGCCGCCCATCATGCCCAGCTTCTTGCGCAAACGAGCCAAATCAGCATTAGACATCATACCCATCTCACCAGCCTCTAAAGCCTGCAACATGCCAGCACGATCCATACGCCGCTGACGCATACGATCAGCATCTGACATTGTTTTACCTGCTTCGCCCATAAGTGATACACCCGCACGACCCATACCCGCTTTTGGACGCGCCATCGGACGCTTTGATGTCATCGGTGCGGAACTACCCATCGCTTCCATGAGCGCCCTCATGATTGCTTCTTTTTGTGCCATAAAAGCCTCCTAATAATATTCGCGCTTACGCCGCAAAAAAGCGGCCTCTTCTTCATCGTCATAATCACTCGGAGTGGTAATAAAACCACCCTGTCTAAAACGCAGTATAGCCTGAGTCATCGAATCCGCCAAGTCATCATGTTCACCATTGGGAAATGCAGCACATTCTTCCATAACTTCATCAGCAAAATTAGCCTCTGGTGCCCACACCATACCACTCTCAAACACAGGAGCGCACGCATGCATACGCGTAAACTTATCAGCACCCCTACTGGGCGTAAATGGCGTTACAGGTATGCCCATACGCCTCAATTCTTGCGTCAAAGGCATACCACTCGCCTTCTGCTCAACAAGAACCATATCAGGCTCATACATGTCATATAACTCATGCGCTTGCTGCTTTAACTCTGGAAACTCCCAGCGACCACGAACCGCGTCCAACAACACAATATGATCCTCACGCGTTTCATCGTAATGAAAAATACCCCAAGTCGTAATCGCACTGTAATCCGCACGGTCACTCTTACTAAACGCAGTGTCATAACTCTGAATAATATAACTGCAAGGAGGAGGATCATCCTTCTCCCACATGTTCCACCACTCACGCTTAATAATCGCACCCTCTTCAGCAGTAGGGTTCTGCATATACTGAGCGTTCCACTTGGCAACAGGAATAGAAGCCTTAACACCCTCAAGCTCATCAAGCGTCCAATACTCAGGCCACAAAGGATCACCAGACGGCATAATCGCAGGAAACTCAACAATCTCCCACTTATCAGCGCCCTTCTCGCTCTGCTTGCTCAAAACCTTCGCAGTTAAATCACGAATGCTCCAACGCGTCATAACAATAATAATCGAACCACCGGGCTGTAAACGCTGCCTCGGACCAGAAGTGTACCACTCGTAAATGTTATCTAAAGCAGTAACACTTAACGCGTCTTGCTCCGAAACAGGGTCATCAATAATCGCCAAATCCGCGCCGCGACCCGCCAAAGCGCCGCCCACACCAACCGCATAATATTCACCACCGCCATTGGTACTCCAACGACCACTCGCCTTAGCATCCGTAGCCAAGCTAACATTCGGGAAAACATCCTTAAATTCCTCACTCTCAATCAAATTCTTGATCTTTCGACCAAAACCAACAGCCAACTCAGCCGTGTGTGTCGCCTGAATAATCTTTAAATCAGGACGCCTACCCATCAACCAAGTCGGAAACAAATAACTCGCAAACTCACTCTTCGTATGACGCGGAGGCATGTTCACAATCAATCGCTTGATCTTACCATCCGCAACATCCTGCAACTTCTGAGCATAAATCTTATGATGCCTGCCCTCAATAAATTGAGGCCAAACATGCTTCACAAAATCCATGTAACTCGTTTGCTTGGTATTCCTGTCATCAAGCGTCTTTAAACGCTCCAACATAGGAGCAACCTTCGCAAGTTCCTCGTCAGTGAGGTACTTCGTATAGTCGCTCAAATCATTCATGTTAGCCTCTCATCGAAACCAAAAAGCGATCAATGTTAGGCGTTACAGCACCACCCGCGGCAAACTGCTTAGGCGATCTGATCCGAATAGGCGCTACAGGATCAGGCTCAACTGGAGTCGTAACATCACCACCACCCGTAGATGGACGATCCGCTGGTCCCAATGTCAAACTAGGCGTGTCAGCCACAGACTCTATAGGCATGCAAGTGTTAGTGACCGGATCGAGATACATACCCTCTGGGCATGGATCAGCAGTAGAATCATCTTCTTCCGTAAACATATCAGCAAACTGATCAACACGAACAGGACCATCTTCAGTGTTCTCAAACTGACCAAAACCCCTAACCAAATTACCGTCACTGTCCTCAACGCCAATCACAACATCAGGGTTCTCAGAATCATAAACAAACTTGCCAGTTTCCTTGTACGCATCCAAAAACTTCTGCGCCGTACTTGCGCTCATCTTCTGAGGATCAATCAAATTATACGTCATGGCCTTAATCACATAATTCAAAACATCGTCAGCAACATTCTTTAAATTAGAACCAAACGATCCATCACCACCATACAACCGCGTACCTTCAGGGTTCTCTTCCCTAAACGTAGCAATCTGCTCATCAGTAGCACCATTTTCACGCATCGTATCAACAATCCGCTCAATACGATCCTCATCCATACGAATGTTGCTGTTGTTCAATACATCCTGAATTAATCGCGCTTCAGCCGCGTTTACAGAACCCGGATAACGACCCATATCAGCATATGACTCCGCTAACTTTTCCTGCATTTCTGGAGATAAAGTAGTCGAAGTCGGATTCTGAACCTCATTAACCGTAACCTCTTCAGTAGGCATCATACCAGCCTCTATATCAGCAGTATCATCCATGCCACCAGCAAACAGTTGTGCAATATCTTCCTCAATATCAACTTCAGGCTCAGATAAAATATCTAACGCATTCATGTCTCTAGAAGCACGCTCCACAGCGTCAGCCATATCATCCGCCTCTTGAGAACCAGCAGAATATAAAAGCTCCTGATCTTCTAGCAACTCTTCCTCACTCTTGCCCTCAAAGCTATCCATAAACGCTTGAGCATCAGCTTCAATTTCGCTCAACTCAAAATCACTTGTCGGCAACAACCTTGTTTTCTGAAGATTATCAGGCAACGCTTCAAGACCAGACTCAACAGACTCCAAACCAGTCTGTTCAGGTTCAGTGAAATCCCTATCAACTAGGCTATCAAGATACGCTTGAAAATCATCAGTACCAGCTTCAGGCTCAATAGAAGCACCTGACTCAAGCGTAATATCACTGCCCAAACCAAGAGGATCAACGTCAATTAAACTAAAATCAGTCGCTAAATCATCATCCGTAGCACCAACGTCAGTAACAAAATCTAACGCATCGTCAGGCAAATCATCAACAAAATCATAACGACCACTATCTATACCACCAGAAACACCAGCCGCCTGATCACCAACATAAGTAATCGGTACATCATCAGGAGCAACAGGCATACTACCACCCGGAACCCCAGCCTGCTGACCCGCTATCGTATCATCATAAAACGCATCCAACTGTGCAGCCTGATTAGCTTCAGCAGCACTCGAATAAGGCGCATAAGGATCAACATCAGGCGTGTAAACCTCAAGATCGGGAGTAAAACCAAGCGAACGAGTCTGAGGCTGCGTAACAACATCAACCGCTTGCTGATCTAAACGCTCCTGCTCAAGACGAGCCTCCTCAGCCGCTTGAGCCTCCTGCGCCGCAGCATAATCATCCGCAGCAGTCGCCTCAGCCTGACTACCATACTCGTTGCCAAAAGCATCATAATAAACAGGAGGAGGAGCGGGTGGCTCAGTAGGAACTACGCTCGGTGGAGGAGTATCTGGATATGAAGTACCCCCATCGTCACTCGGAGGCGGATTGTAATAATCCTCTATAGAACCGCCATACGCCTCGTTCTCATAACCACTGGTCTGAGTGTCTAGCTCGTTGTTCAACAAAGACTGAGAATAAGCAAGAGCATTCTCTAAAGAACCAACACCACTTTGAACCGCAACCTCTTGACCAGTCGCAGGATCAACCACAATGTCAGGACCAGCACCGCCAAATGGATCAAGCGGATCACTCGCATCTAAACCACTCGTGCCAGTGCCAACACTCACAACAGGATCAATGTAATCAGCAAAATCCTGAGACGTAACCCCAGCAGTCTGTGACGCTACCTGCTCTGGACTCAAACCATACACACTCAAACCAACACCAGTATCTCCAGTCGGATCATAACCAACATAAAGAGGATCAACACCCTCTACACCACCAGAAACAACATCTACACCCATACCACCAGAAGTAACAAAACCACTACCCGTACTCGCTCCATATGGATCAACATCAGCCGCCGCACTCTGTGCCGCGTAAGTATCCTGAAACGCATTGTAATCATTGTCATCATCATATGATGAAGCAGCCGCTATAGCATCCGCACTCGTATAGCCTGATGAACCAGTCGTACTCGGAGGCATATAAGAACTCGTGTCTGCCAAAACACTGTCAGCAAAACTCGTGTCAACACCACTACCGCTACCAGTATAACCATCAGCAGTCGCAGCTATAACATTCTGACCTCCAATGCTAACCTCCTGACCTCCATAACCAGCATCAATCGCATCGTAATAGGTGTCAAATGTAGGTACAGCCGTAGTCGCCGCAGGCGTACTGCTGCTACTAGAAGAGGAACCACTGTCACTCGAACTACTGCTTGAATCACCACCAGAATCAAACACAATCTGAGGCATAAAGCCAAAACCCAACAAGTCTCTAAATGTCTTCATGCCACTTTCCTATGCCACTTCTCATCGCGCTTACTACCATCAGGATATAACCTTAATCCCTCCGCAGTCGCAACATTTGGATAATTATCCCACATAAATTGCTGTATGTCCCGTATAAACCGTATAACCTCCCTACGACCAGCACGACACTGAAACTTCGGAAAGAACAAAATTAAACCATCAGAACAATCACGAGAAAAAACTTCCCCACCATCCCAACAATCTCGGTCTATCTCTTCACGCCGAAAAAATCCCCAAGTACAATAACCAACAATCTCACCATCAACACGGTGAACAAAACAACGATCATGCTCAATCGCACAATAAATCGAATTCCTTACATTCGTAATACGATGCTTCTCGTAAAAATTATCGTTTAAAACCAACGACATAACCGATCCAAGAAGCGCGTGGTCCATCAGTAACGACCCAATCCCCTAAATAACGGAACAACCCCACCACCCATCATCTGAACAGGCGCACTACCAACACTCGCATTGTCTCCAATCATGCGACCCGGACCAACCATAGGACCCATCATAGAACCACCCTGCATCGGCATAGAACCCATAGAACCCATCGGCAACCCACCGCGCTGACCAAAACTCATAGGCGCAACAGGTGGAACAGGCATCTGACGCTGCTGCTGTAACTGCTGACTCGCCATAAATTGCTGCTTGCGACCCGCCATGTAATTCTTCAAATTCGCACGGCCAACAGCACTACCACCATAAACACTACTGCCAGACTGCTGTTGCTGCTGAGGAGAAACCTGACCCGGCATCGGAGGAGGTGGTGGAGCCATAGGCGGCCCCATATTCGGCATCTGAACTGGCGCAGCAGGAGGTGGACCCATCTGACCCCCCATCGGAGGACCCATCGGAGCAGGCATACCACCCATCGGCATAGATTTTACAGCTACCATCAAAAATCTCCTGTTAATAAAACAAACCCTAACAAGAAATCACGATTTAATCAATCACCTCTAATAATCCGTTCTTAATCATACTACCAGCTAACGCATCACGGCTATGATAATAATAATTCCCACCATTCCACTCACACAACTCTATCGCCATCCTACGACAAAATCGACGCTCATCCTCACAACCACCAATACGATGACCAGACTGTATCATAGGAACAACCTCACCAGCACCCTGCGCATCAAACTCAACATCAAAACCATACTTCAATCGGTATCTAGGCATCCATAGCCGCCTTCCGCGCCGCAATCGCATCCTTCATATCAGAAAACGTTCCCAAATTCACCTTCCGTCCATCAATATTAGCAGACGCACGCCACTTCCCACGATCCCTCAAAAAACTCACACCCTTAACACCAGACGTATTCGCCCTGCTCAATCCAGTATTAGCAGACTGCTCACGAGGCGTAACCTCCCGCAAATTCACAATCCTATTATCACAACCATCCCTGTTAATATGATCAACAGAATTGGGAAAAACTGGATAATATCCATGATACAAAAAAAACGCCACACGATGCGCAAACAACTTCTTGTCAACACCCCTATAAGACGCACCACCACACAAATAATCACAAGTCGATCTGCTCGTCCTAACTCGCCTGTTAAACGATAAACGACCACTAAACTCCTTGTTATACTTCGCAGCAGCACCAGAAGCACTCATAAATGAACTACCCTCACCACGATCCTCAAAATCACACTCCAAACGATCACACGAATATATCAAACCACTCTCCGCGTCATAACGATACAACCTACGCATCAAGCCCAAATCTTCCCACCAACCCTTGCTAGACATCTATAACTCCATTCCACTTCGTGTGGTAGGGTATGGGAAGATAAGGGACCCGTCAATGGAGATTTTTGTAAAAAATTTTTTAGGGGGCCTATGGGACCCATACGCAGTAAAAAGGTTTTCGCTGGTGATTGTTCGTGGGGAACAGTGTGTAGGGCGCTGCCCGATACGCTCTGATATATAGGGGGGGGCATACGCCCCATATGCCCCGATTTCAGACAATTGTTCGGGATGCCTAGGGTACCTGCGGAAAACAAAAAAGCCCGCGCTTGGCGGGCTTCTCTGTGGCTGTGGCGTATGTTTCTGGCGCTATCGCGCCAGTGTTTGTATTCGATCCTGCCACCATGCAAACATGTCATCCGATATTCCAGCCCATATGGACGCGTTGCCTATGCTGTTGTCTGGCAACAATGTGACGCCGTTTGATTGCGTCTCGAATGTGAACGGCACGCGATACGCGGTATGATTTGTGCCGTCACCGTAACGCGCGCCGTTCGCTTGTTGCGTGCTAGTGATCACACCAGCATCGCCAATGCGGTTGCGGATTTCAGACACCGCGGCGCGAACGCGCTGTTCACTACATCCAGTCGCGTCCATAATCTCTTGCGTTGTTGCGCCGTTGTCTGAGCGCATCATAGTGTATTGAACACCAACGCGTGCGCCGCGTCTAAATGGCTGCTCTGGCGTATCGGTAACAATTGTTCGCGTGCCGCTAGTGACGCGATTTTCAAGCGTATGCTTCACAAGGTTATTGAGAAACATGACCCAATTCCAAATTTTGTCGACTTCGATTGTGCCGCTGTGCTGGCGAAATTCAATCGTGCCATGCCGTGCCCATGGTTCGAGATTAATGCTTGAAAACTTGCCATGCGTTGCGCTTGCCAATTCTGAAATGGTGTTAGCGTTTTCAATGCGTGCAACGTCCAGCGGATAGCACATGCGATTGTTGTGGCGTGATGATGGCAACATGGAATTGATGCCATTGAACGTTGCTTGCTGGCGCGTGTAACGCATCATGATGTCTTTAACGATAACAGCGTCGAATGCATCGCCGTGATTGCTGTAAAAACGGCCAGTGCGTTCAGAATGCGCAATGCTATCGCCAGTAAACCGCGCTGGATGCGTGTCATCTGACAACGGCGCATTGCCAATATGAACGTGCAAACCGCAACGTGAATTGACGCTACAGCCTAAATCAGACAACGCATCGCAAATTGATTTCAAATGCTCATATGCGACTTGGCAGTCGGCATAAACTGGCGTCACGATTTCAGCGTCGACTGTTGGCGTGCCATCGGGCACGACTTTGCATCCCTTAATGCCGCGAATATCGAATTCACTCTGAATGCGTTGGATTGGAACGCCAGTCGTCTCGATTTCTATGCCACTCGTAATATGGTAAGTCATGATTACGCCTCCACTCTTTTGTATGTTACATTCAAACGCTCACCATATGATTTTGAATTTGATTGAACGTTGATCAAAATGCCGCGTCCGCGAAATTCAGAAATAATTGCGCGGATGCGTGTGTCGCTCTTTCCTGTGGCGTCCATCATTTCGCGCAATGTTGCGCCATGCTTTAACATGTCAAAGATTTGCATCGCCGCCAGTGGTGCTTGCATGATGTTGTTTACATTCTCGTAAGTCATTGATTTTACTCCGTTTTTTCTAGAATGTAGGGCAAAGCTGTCGCCCTATACCTAGTTTATGCGCCATTTTTTCCCATAATACAAGGGGTTTTATGGGATTATGTGGAACAATTGTTCGGTTTATAGTTTTGACCAACGCCGCGGCACAAAAAAACGCGCCAAAATTGACGCGCCAAAAATCGGTTTTTTTTATATTTATAGAGAACGCGCGATCATGCGTATATATGTGTGTATATATGTGTGTATATATATTCTATTGATATAGTATATATATCCCGATCCCGATCCCGACGACCCCGATCCCGATAGGCCCGACCCCGAAGGGTCAAGCCCGATGTTTTATGCTTCAATACTATTTAACGTGCAAACACCGTAATGAGTTCCGAGCGTAACGGTAACATCTACATCACGATCAATGTAATTTTTGATCTTATAACCAAGCATGCTGTCTTTCGGTGTCCTAAATGTCCATCCTAAACCTTTTTCTGGACGATCAAAAACCCCTAGAATAAATTGTGGGTTGCCGTTTTCTGAGTTTTTCAGGCGCTCGATCAATCTAATTTTTCCTGTGTGTCGCGTGATATTTTTCATTATGCGGCCTCCCCTTCTTTTTCACATTGCTGAATATAAAGCACATATTCTTCTGCTTCCCGCAGCGACCAGAATTCTTGAATAATGACATCACCCGCCATTACTTCTTCAATATGATAAACTTTCGCGCCGTTCTCGTTATATGCTGTTTTAATATCTGAGTATTTCATTTTACTTCTCCTTTATACTAGACAATCCCACATTATCCCACCTGGTCAGGGATGTCAACAAGAAAAATAAAAAAAGTTTACCGGGACGACTCTCGCCCGGTTCGAACAATTGTTCGGGTTATGCTGCCGGGGGACAGGCGGAGCGCCGGGGAGAGTCTGCTCCGGGTAACGGTTCGGCAGCGAACAATTGTTCGGGTATATATTCCCGGCGGAATCCCGACCCCGGCCCCGACTAACCCGATCACCCGGAACCCGATCCCGAACAATTTATCGGGTTGTTGTCCCCGGCAAGTTGTCCCCGGCCCGATTCCGTGCGAAAATGCGTGTATATCCTGAGAGGCGCTGAGAAGCCCGAGGAGTAACCCGAACAATTTTGGGCACCCCGACACCGAAACCCGACACAACCCCACCTGACGGCCCGATTCTGGGGGGCTGAGGCCCCGTCCCGACCCCCGCACGGGGCGCAACGCCTATTCCGCGGCTTCGCCGCTACAATCCGTTATAGGGATTTGTTCGGATTCTGTGGGATTTTCTGTTGGTGTTACGTCGATCATTCTATTTTTAGCACGATCCATAAATTCTTGGAGTTGTTCGACGATTTGTTCTCTGCTGAGGTTGTCAACGTGTTCGTGTGTTACATGGCTACGGGCGACCATGAGGCCAGTGACCTTTAGGCGTAGTTCCTCTGCCTTGATTGCGGCCCCGAAGTTCCCTGCCTGCCATGCTTCATCTCTGAGGCGTTGCATATCCCGAACAGATTTGGTTACAGAGACGCCGTATTTGCTTTCGAGTTCCTGCCGCATTTCTTCCATGCGTTCTTTGACTCGCGGGTGATTGAGAAGTTGCACGGCTGATACGTTCGGGTTTTTGTATCCTGCTGCTCGTGCTGCTGCGGTTTGTGTCATGTCTTTGTGGATGTAGTTATCCAGAAACTTTTGCTGCGGTGGGGTGAGTCGTTTTTCCCCTTTGGCTATTTGTTCACCGACTTTTGGCATCTGCTGTGCAACCCGAATAATTTATCTACTTATTACGTTGTTACAGAATACCGCTGCTGGGGCCACTGCGCAAGCCCAAAAGCGCCCAAGATTTCCCACACCTAAAACGAACGGTACGCGGCGCGTTAAAAGTAATAGTTGGGGGATTTGTATATCCCCCCCTATAGGGGGTAGGGTTTTTACCGTAAATAACCTATTGATTTTAAACAATAATTTACAGTAAATTCGCAGATTGACCGTAAATACTGTAAAACCTTAACCCGTTGATTTTATTGGTAAATTTACAGTATTACGGTAAACGGTAAAAAATACTGTAAAATCGTTTACCGTAAATTATCGTTTAAAATCAATGGCCCAAAAAAAGATAAAAAAACTTATCTTTTCTATTGACTGTGGCATATGGCGTGGGTATATATGGGATGTCTAGTAAATGAGGAGGGCATAAGCCATGACGACAGACAACATCAAAACCCGCATTATCCGCGATTTAGAGGGCGACTTATTGGATGGTGATCACGCAACGCGTCGATTCTTCCGCTGCTGGTTGGACGGCTCTTATTTGGGCGAAGATCATTACCGCATGAATTTGGATTTTCTTCTTATCAACCGCGACAAGCCCAAGGCTTTGCGTTCGTGGGTTGTTTCTGAGTTTGTGCGTTATACGGCGCATGATGCGTATTGTTCTGCGGGTTACGCTCAAAAAGTTATTGTTGACACGATCCCGCGTGACACGTTGGAGAAGTTGAACGCTGCGCTTGTTGATGATGCGCTTGATTTGATTGCAGATGAAAGAGAGGTTGCATAATGTATTATCTAGCATATGGAATGAACATGAACCGCGAGGCTATGGCGGTTCGATGCCCGAAGGCCAAGCCTATGGGCGGCTTTTACTTACCTGACCACCGTTTGGTTTTTCGTGGTGTTGCTGATTTTCGTCATGATAGCGACATGGTTTTGCCTGTCGTTGCGTGGGAAATTACGCATGATTGCTTGAGGGCGTTGGATCGGTTGGAGGGTTATCCGACTTTATATGATCGTCGCAAGATCAATGGTGCTTGGTTGATTTATGATATGAACGGCAACAAGAATGATTTGGGCCAGCCGAGCGGTCATTATTATAATATGATCGCTGAGGGTTATCGTGATTTCGGTCTTGATGATTGGTATTTGCGAGCGGCTTTAACAGATGCAGAGAGGGCAGCGTGATGCGAGAGTTAAACGAATATCAAAAACTAGATTGGATTAGCTTTGCAATCCAAGAAGCAATGAATGGCAACCCGAACGAATTAGATCAAGCATTGGAGTTCGTCGAGGAGTTGCGTGACTTACATGGGGAGGCAGCGTGATGGGTTTAGATATGTATTTAACTGGTGAAAAGTTCGTGCCGTCTAGCGGTGACGAGCCGCGAGAGTTGGTTGATGGTTACGAGGTTGAGAGCCAGCGTCTTTCGCTTGGCTATTGGCGCAAGCATTGGGCTTTGCATAATTACATTGAGGCGCATTATCACTCTGAGGACAGGAGAATTTATCTTGAGAGTGATGACTTGCGCGACATTGGCAAGGCTGTTGCTGATGGTAAGTTAGTTGATCCTGTTGATGATTACATGCCTAGTTACGCGGAGGTTTATGCGTATCACCGAGAACCCGAACAGGTTCGCAAGACGGTTAGCACGTTGCGCGAGGCGGCGAATTGGCTTGATGGTGGTCATTGGCGTTCTGTTGAATATGTTGGGAGTTGGTAGGATGGACTGGGGAGACTGGCAGGATTGGTTAATTGGAGCGGCTACGGCTGCTCTGGTTTTGCTTTGGATTTTATCTGTATCAATGGGGTGGATGTAATGACTGATGATTTAAAAGACGGTGAAATTCCGAACGAGGCGCTTGATATTTTGCGCCCCTATTGCGATAGTGACGACGAGGCGAAGGATGCTTTTAAAAAGTTGTTCGCCTTGTGGAGTGATTACCAACAAGAGAAGTACGAAACCGAATAGGTTTTTTCTCGCGTCCTGAGTATGACGCAAAAAGGCTCACGATTTACCCGCGGTTTTTCGCGGGTTTTTTTGTGCGACCTACCAAAAAGTTCCCACTGCTGTCGATACGCATTTGCTGCGAGTTTTTGATTAACCCGAACATTTGTTTGCTTTGGGTATCTCGTCCCAATCCCCACGTTGCCGCTTCTGTCGATACTTATGTAGGCGCATAACTCGACCAGTTTTTTTTGCACTAACTCTGCATTTTTTTGTTGCGTCCCAAGTATTCCCATGCTATAGATTATGGACAGACGGGACAACGCCTGTTCCCGATCTGCCTCAATACTAGACTCGCCCCCGATGCTACTTCTCCAGAGTTTTTTTGCATCGGGGGTTTTTTTATATAAATTTTTTTATTGACAATTTATTTTATGTGGGATAATATGGGTCATGTCTAGCTAATAGAGGAGTTCCCATGAAACGCTATACAATTGAAGAAGTTAATATGATTTTAAACATGACGAGCAAGGGCATTAACCCGATTGATATTGCGGCGAAGTTAGGCCGTGATCCGCAGGCTTTAAATGTTAAGTTGCATAACATGCGCAAGCAGTTGGGACAGGCTGGGCCGAGCGGCCCGAAGGTTAAGCCGACACCAGAGCAGCAGTTAGTTGATTTGTTGGATGTTCCTGACGCGGAGTTTAATCGCATTAAGTGGACCGCGTTGGGCTTTACGCTTGGTGCGGTATTGGTTGGGGTTGTTATGTCATGGGCGTGATTGTTTGCCCCGATTGTGAAGGGGAGGGGAGGGTTGAGTATGACCTGCCCCGACCCCATAACTTTCACCGCGACATTGGTTACATTGATACGGTGATGGATGATTGTGAGACTTGTTCGGGCTATGGAGAGTTGGAGGTTGATGATGATTGATTGGAGATTAAATTTATCGAACAGAGCGGTTAATTGCTTGGATTATTCGTTTCGTTCTAGGATTGGAAACTCTGATAAATGGCTAAGAGACGCAGGCTATTTATCTTCTCCTATTTGCGAGGATTTTGATTTAAACATCAAGGAGCATAGGGATTTATACTTTGACGTTATTAACTACCGTGAGAAGCGTTATTCTTGCAATTTTGGTTGGGGTGTAGGTACGCAGAGGGAGGTTGATGAGTTTATTTTAAAGCATTGGCCTGACAGTCACGTTCGGTTTCCTCCGCACGCTAGGAGCATTGACTTTAGAACCCGCGATGAAAAGGAGCGGGATGAGAGGGTAGAAAACTCAGACCGTGATTACTGGATCAAGCGTTGTGTTCAGAAGGCCAAGTTGAGCTTTCGAACGGTTGCAAAGGTTTTTGATGTGAGCGTTGAGCGAGTGCAGGAGATTGTTAATGAGTGAGAAGGATATGGATAAGATTCTTGACGAGGTATTTCGCAAGGTATTTGGGGAGCGTTGGTGATGGTGGATGATACAATGTGCATGCATTATGTTCGGGATAGGTTGAACGGCATTGTGACTGAGAGTGATTTGTTGAGTTTCATTGATGAGATTGATCATAACTTGCGGGTGAACGAGGATTGGCGTCAGGCTAATCCTCCGACATTACCCGAACAAGTGTCTGTTGATCCTGATGATTTTGATGTGACTGCTGCGATTGACAGGATCAAGGTTGATTATGTTGAACGTGCGTTGGCCCGATCTAAGAACGTCAGCGAGGCATCTAAGTTGCTTGGCTTGAAGAATTACCAGACGTTACAGAATTGGATGGAGAAGTTGGGGATTGATTATGCTTGAGTTTTTCACGGCTTTAATCATTGAGTATAAGTTGCAGGGTCATCAGATGAGGGCGAGTATTTGGTTTGAGAGTGAGCGTCATTGTCAGGAGGTTTTAAACGAGGATGTTGCGCAGCCTATTTATGATCGCTTGTATGATTTGTATGGCAATGACATTATGATGTCATGTTATGTTACGGAGAAGGCATCGAATGAAGTGGTTAGGCCGCGACTTAGGCCAGAGGGTTTGGGAAATGATGGATGATCGACTTTGGAACGTGGGTGCACAGGTTAGTCGTTTGCAGCGTGAGTGCGACGATGCTGAGTGGAATGATGATCCGAGGCTTGCGTATTTAGCGCGAGAGTTGGAGTATTTTAAGGAGTTGGATAAGGCAGGCGTGGTGTATGAGCCGAAGTTCTGAGCCATTAACGCCAGATCGTGTGGAGGAGATTATTGATAATCTTCTCCAGCAGCTTCCTGAAAATGTTTCTTTATCTGATTCGCGTAATTTGGTTTGCGAGCTTTTGTTCGGGTTAGGGTTGCATCCGAATGATTTGCCGATTTTTCTGCTGATGGTTGTTGATGCTTACATGGGTGAGCGCAGAGTTGATTTAGCGGCAAAGCGGTGATAGAATCCGAACAAGTTTTGTTTGGAGAACATTATGGCTGTCCCTCAAGGTATATTAGGCGCACTACAAAATTCCCCTTTTGCGAATTCTATTAGGGCGATTCCTAATAATAGTTACTTTGCGGAAGGATCACCTCGCGCAGACAACACCGAGCTTACCAATGTGCCTACGATGGTCGGGCCAAACTCGATGCTGACAGAGGCGGCAATAGTCGGTCAAAGGCCGCGCATCCGCGACGCAATGGGCAACCCGCAAGGCTCTCAGATGTTTGGCGTTGTCGCGCCCATCGAAGGCACCGCTGAAGCGGGCGGCGTTTTGGGTGGCACTGCGCGCGCGGGCGGTGGGCTGATGCCAAACATTAAGCAGCTACCAGAGCGTGGAATGATGGACATTCTTACGAGCTACATGAATGATTACTCTACGCCCGAAGAACGCCTACAAATGGCGCAAGGTCGTATGATGTCGAGAGACATAAAGCCTAAAGCTGAACAAGATGCGTTGATGTATATTGCGCAAAACCAAGGCGACATTAATCAGGATCGTTTGGATTTCTTAAAGTATCGTCAGTCTATTCGTCCAACATTTGGAACAAGTGGCGTCAGTACAATGGAAGTTCGCCCCGGTGAGATTGGCTTTGACGAGTTTATGAAGCAAGGTAAGCCGAACAGTTATACGGGTGGAAATGGCATTAGCGGATATCTTGGAATCAGCGATCAACCGGGCGCTGGTGAGGTGCAGACTAAGCCAGTTTCTGCTTCAACAGGCCCTCCGGTCGGGATAGTCGATCCGGGCTTTTCTCCAAATCTTATGGGTGCAGGTCGTCGCCCGGTAGAACTTAACCCGAACTTTCGTCCGGGTTATCGCCCAGATGGTATGAATCCTATTGATATATATGCTCGTCCTCAGCCGGGAATGTTTCCACAACCTGTAGAAACTAATCCAAATTATGGGCCGAACTTACCTTATCGCCCTAACCCGAACATGTATCAGCGCCCTATGCGCCGTCCGTTTGGCTTTGGTGGTCGCCGTCCGATGAATCCATTTATGGGCATGGGTCTTGGCATGATGAATCCGATGGGCATGGGTATGTTTGGTGGGTTTCCGATGCGTCCACCTATGTTTGGGGGCTTTGGCGGTGGTTATGGTGGAGGCTTTGGTGGTCGTCCTATGATGGGCTATGGCCTTGGCGCGGCAAATCCTTACGGCATGTCTCCATACAGTAATTTCGGCAGACCGACACCGTATTCGCAGCCATCTTACAACCGTCCTAATCCATATCAGCAGCCATCATATAACAGGCCAAATCCTTACAGCAGCGGAATGAACATCAGACCACCGAGCTTTGGTGGTGGTCAGCCATCCTACACACCTAGTCAAAACCCGAATCAACTTTATGACGCTAATATGCGTCCTATTGCGGGAGCTTATGCTGATCCAAATCCGCCTAACATCATGCAACAGCAGCCTCAATACAATAACATGTATCAGCAGCCTCAACAGGGTTACGGGGGTTATCAGCAGCCGAGTGGTTATGGTAACTATGGTCAGATGCCGAACCCATATTCACCGCAGCAGCAGCCTTCATACCAGCAGGGCGGCACTATATCTAATGGATTTGGTGGCGGTATTCCGAACAATTTTGCGGGTTACGGTCAGCAGCAGCCAGCAGGTATGTTTTAATCTTTGATGGTTAGCTTGCAAGTTTCGCACTTGCGTTCTGATTCGCTTACTCTTTTGAGAGGAATGCAGCACTTGATGCATTGATTTGCATCAAGTCTTTTTTGGAATTCGCCTGATTCTTGTAGCTTAATTAGATTCATGACGCGGTAAATTGTATCTTGATTTAATTTGACTCAGTGATTGCATGGTTAGCCCCATGATGTCAGCCGCATCTTTTAAAGACAATTCTTTTTTAAGAAGTTTGTTAAGCATTTCAGCGTCTTTTGACAGCGCGAGCTTTGGCCTTCCACCTGTTTTGCCGTTTTGCTGTGCTTTTAATCGGTCATTTATTTGCTTCTTTGAGCTTTTATTGTTGACCATTCCTGCGAGCTTTGGGTTTGTTTCTATATCTTTTTTTGTTTGTGCCTCCCACGCTTGTCGATATAAGTCTTCATACCTTTCCATTTCAGTCAGCAATTTTTCTCTCCAATATATCGAACAAAGCCTGTAGCTCCTCTATTTGTTGTTTGGTGATTTGATCGGATCGCGCCGTAGCGTCATGCTTCGTCCAATGCATACGGCGCTTAATCCTTTCGATTATCTGGACGGTTTCTACGTCCATTTGGCATCACCCTTTAAGATAACAGCGTTGCCTACGATACCTGTTCCGCATAGCTCAGTCGCCTCTTTATTAAAGGGTAATCCTGTTAGCAGTCCCTCCTCATTTACAAGGATTTGGATGTCTGGATTGTTTGGCGAGTGAACCATTTCTACATATCCACCGACAATTTCCTGCGCTTCTTCAAGCGTAGGTTTTTGATGTTCAAACGTTTTAATCATTACGATCTCCTTTTACTAGAACTTGGTAGTATTACCATATACTCCCACATCAGTCAATAGTTGGTTCATTATTATGTAGTGTTCCACCCACAACGCCGAGGAACTTTTTCGGCCCTGATCTGGTGATTTTGTACTGTCCAATACGATTTGTATTTTGCAGCTTGGTAACGTCTTTTTTAAACGTTTCTTCACTTAGGTTCATGAGGCGTAGGTTTGCCGCGGTCATATCGTCTTCTGGTGCAATGCGAACCATTTCGTGCAGGCCATCTGTATTGCCGCCTTTGGTGACTGGATGCCCTGATAATTCGCGTTCTTGAATAAACTGAAATACTAGCTCCAGTCTGTTGCGAACTGTTTGTGAGAATTTAACAGCGATTATATCTTGTGACCTATCTTCAAGCAAACCTGTGTTCGGGTTACGGATGAAGTGTCTGAAGTCCCTGTTGGCTGGCCCGTTTGACTTTACGACTGCGCCATCGAATACGCCGTTGCGCGTATATGGAATGTTTAAATCTTTGCAGCGTTGCTGTCCTACAGCTTCGCCAACAGGCCAAACGGCGAATGCAGCACGCACGCCATCAACGATAGCGGAGGTTCCACGAATAGCGTTCCGCGCTTCCTCTGGTGTTTTGATCGGCTTATCGTCTTTGATCTTTGCCATGTGGTGGTTGACCATAACAGTTGCGCCCGTTTCGGTAGCCATCTGTGCGAGCATGCCCATGAAAGCAGCGCCAGCGGCGGGATCAGCGTTTACATCTGCGTGAACAAACGATGCGAGAGGGTCGATTACGATTAGCTTGAGCCTTGTCATTGTTAGCATCTGTTCGTAAACGCGAGCAAACTCTGCGCCCATTTCGTATGAGTTGTCGATCTTCTGCATGACAGGAAACACGCCACCGAGGTTTGGTAGTGGTAAAATGCGCAGATTATGGTCATAATGCTCGCGGTATCTTTTGGGGTCGAGGCGCGAAATACGTCTGTGCATTTCGTCTTTGTCATCTTCCGCAGTCAGAATGATTGCATCCCCGTGCTCTGCGACGAGGCCACCGAATGCGTTTTGCATAGATGCGCCAGAGGCGACTTTCATAGCTAGGTCGAGGGTCATCATCCCTTTTCCACTATCACCCGCAGCAGCGAATACGACAGGCACGCCTAGCGGTATTGTGTCGCCAATTAAAAACTTTTGTTCGGGTGCAGAGCCAACGAAGTATTTGTCGATCAGCAGGCTATCATCTAGCAGCGAGATTGGCTTTTTGACTTTGCTTTCGTGCGATTTGATGAATGCGTCTACGTTAAACTCCTGCTCAATGGCATCCGCGGCATCCCACTTTTCTTCTTTACTCGCTGGGATTTGCAGCATCAGAGTTGATTTTGCTCCAGCTTCTTTAGCTTGTGCTTCGACAATGCCTGCCAGTCTTTTGCCAGCAGCGTCATTATCGGGCCATAGGATTACGTTTTTGTTTCGCAGTGGCGTGAAGTCGAACTTGGACGCGGTGTTTTCTGACAGCATGCCAGAGCCACCTATGGTGCAAGTTGCGGCGTATCCTAGCTGGCTAAGAGCATCTGCGCACTTCTCGCCCTCTACCCAGATAACTGTATCTGAGGTTAAAATGTTCGGGATATTATAGAGAGGTCGAGGTTCTGGGATGCCCTGCCGCCCGTTCATGAACTGACGGAACTGCTTCTTGGGCTTACCTGTGCTATCTAAGATAACATCGCCTGTCTCGTTTTTGTCGAAATACTTTCTGACAGTTACAAGAACCTCACCGTTTTCATCCGTATATGTATATTCGCTTTCGAATGGCGTTCCCGGTCCAATGGTAGGTTTCACAGGCTTTTGTTCGGGTTGCTGAAACCCGGCGGTTGTGTTTGTGACCTGAAAGTTTTGAGGATTGTTCGGCTTAATAATGTTTTCGGGTGCTGGCATAAACCGCTGGGGTAAATGATCTTGGAAGTATTCTGCTGTTTCTTCAATTGACCAACCCCTGCCTTCTTTTAGTATTTTGCTAATCCCACCAACACCATCGCCTGACTCAAAATCTTTGCCGTTTAGGAACCACGGGCTGTTTATGTCGATGTTAATTCGTAGAGATTGGCCTCTTTCTCCCCGCAGTGAGCCGAGCATAAAATCATTACCGCGCCGAATGCCTTCGGGGTAAGTTTCGATCAGCGTACTGAGTTGAATATGCCTTGGCACTTCGCTTGAAATCAGCTTTGCTACATCCTTTGAACTATTGCCAAATCTTTTTATATTCATTATCTTGTCCTCATACCCAAACTATCCACTAGATATGGGGTCGCACTTCCACACGCGGCCCCATATCCTTTTACTCTTTCCAACAGGTTTCCCTAAACTCGCACCACTTGCATAGGAAAAAATCTTTGCTTTGTGAGATACGAGGTAGAATGTCACCCGCTTTTGCAGCCGTCAAGATGTCCACAGCGCGGTCACTCGCCTCTTGCGCGAGCTTGGCATCATACGGCACTAGCTCATAATAAACTTCAGAGGTGTTTTTGTTTACAACCGTAAACAGAGCGGGATGTCTGTTAAGGTCCATATACGTCTGATAGAGTGCGATTTGCGTGGCGTAAGTTGGATTTGCCTTTGCAACCCCGTGGCGAACAAAGCCTTGAAACTTTTTATCGTTTGCTGATTTACATTCCCATAGAGCGGGATATTCCATAGCCACTGGGCCATCGCATACTACGCCATCTATATGACCGCGTATTTCTCCATCTGCGATAGAGAAACCGAACTGTTCACCGCCTTTGTCTTCTGTGCGCAAATCAAAGCCTGCGTCTCTGAGCCACTTCGCTGCGTAGTCTTCAATCTCATGACCAAACTGAAAGATGCGCAATGTGCGTGCGTTAAATTCTTTGTCGGGATCAGTTGCATAATTAAGGTAGCGATACTGAATTTTGCGTCTGCATTCATCACCGATGCTTGATGCGCCAATGTATTTGCGGCGCTCGCGCTTTTTATTATTAGCAACGATAGCTTTGTCTACAGCGTCCTTGATGCTCTCTGCTACAGGATCAACCCTAGAATGGGATTGAAGTAGAGGGCCAAGTGCCTGTTGACTTAAAGTAGGTTTCTTCGAGGTTTCCAATGTTTATCTCCGCTGCTAGACGTTGTGCTTCCTGTATTCCAAATATCAGTGTGTGAACTTGATCCTCTGTTAAGTCAGAGAAGCGCGTGTCCCAACCGAACTTGCCTAATATGTGCGCCAATTCGTCGATTGGCTTTGGTGGTGGTGGTAATGTCAATGTCTTGTTTCCTCCGTTGACCCGAACAATTCTATGACTTCGTTGATTAGCTCCGGGTCGGCATCTTTGTTTCTGAAGCCAATGTTTAAAACTTCTTGTCCCTCTATCATGACAGTCGCAGTGCCAAACAAGACTTCTTTTTCAGCTTCTTCAATATGATCTTGGATCACTTCGTTCGCTGCGCTTTGCACTTCGATCATGTTTGATGGGTCGTTGACCCAGCAGACCATCTCATATTCAGAAGTTTCGACGTTATTATCTTCTTTCTCTGCGAACATGAGATACATTTCAAAGCGAGGCATCGTCATCCCTTCTCCGCAAATTCCCCGCCCAAGCTGGAATACGCGGCTTTATCAATCCACGAGTCTTCGTGGTCTATGGTGTTTAGGATACGCGAAGTTTTCAACCAGTCCATCATTAAAGCAACATGCATGGGGGTAATCTCCCCGTGCGTTAGAAGTGCGCTGCGCAGGATAATGTTCCATCCCTCTGCAATTCTGAAGTGATTTTCGTATGCATCACCGTAGTCGTCGGCTCGTTGCCCATTCACAAGTTGTTCGGCTTTGTTAAGAATTTCTTCACGTTTCATTGTACCCGCACCTTTGCTTCTGCTTTTTTATATTCGTGATCAATGACCTTTTTATTCCAGAAATAGTTAAGGGTGCAATTGGCCCTATACTTTGTCCAAGAGAAGTCCATTGGGCTAACTTCGATGCCTTGTGCGCGTAGCAGTTGCTTTTGCTTGTCGCTTGCGCCCTGACTTAGCCACCTTTTGTTTTTGTTTGCCGCGCTGCTTTCTTCGATTTCACGCAAGAAGTCATCAGACGCTGCCATTGCATGTACCTTTTCGCCAATCGAAACCACACGAACTCTTCCGTTGGCAGGCTTAACGAATGCTACCCAAAACTGATCATTGAGCTTTGCTACGAGACAAAAGCCATTGAAACCCCCTGCCATCATGACAGAGCCTTTCCCAAATGGGTCTATCCACATAAACGGCGATACTTGCATCAAGTCGTATTCGCTCATGACGAACGACTCTAGCTCGCTCTTTTCTGGTGGCTGGAAGATGTGACCGCAGATCGGACATTCTCTAACCCGCGCATGCACTTCGGCTTCGCAGTCTGGGCAAACCTTTGTTGGAGCTTCGCCTTCTTGTGACTTTTCCCTGCCATCCAAGTCAGCCGCGTCATCAATGCTACCATGCGTAATGACGCTGGTTCCAAAGTCCATGACGATGCAATCTGTCTTAATGGTGTCGGGATAAATTTCTGGATCAATGATGCGTAGCCCACGCCCAATCATTTGAACCATTGTGCCTTTCTGCGAGCATGGTCTTGTTAGGATCACGCATGACACTGGAGGCGCGTCAAAGCCTTCTGTAAGCACCGCTACGTTCACGACTACCTGCAAGTCACCAAACTCCAAATCGTGCAGCATTCGCGCTCTTACGGCCTTGTCAGTCTCTCCTGTGACGTAATCTGCCTTTACGCCATCTGCCACGAATGCATCGCAAAGATGTTCGGCATGTTTGACTGTGGAGCAGAATACGACAGTTTTACGATCACCAGCTTTTTCCTGCCATTCCCGAACAATTCTATCGTTAATGACTTGTCGATCCATGATCGCAGCGACTTCTTCCATATCGTAGTCGTTGCCGCGCTTGGTTACGCCATCCAGTTGATTGCTGACGCCCAGATCAATGACAAATGTTTTGGGGCGAACGAGAAAGCCTTCATTAATCAGGTTAGCGATTTCGATTTGATGAGCGCAGTTATTAAAGACGCCGCGCAATCCTTTGCCATCACCGCGATTTGGTGTTGCTGTGAAGCCTACGATTTCCGCATGCTCATTGTCTTCCAGTACAGCGTCGATCACCTTTCGATATGTGGGAGCCGCTGCATGGTGGCCTTCATCAATCACCACCATATCAAACTTTGGTCGATCACGAAGATTACGTTCACGGGAAATAGTTTGCACCATTGAGAAGACGGCTTCGCCATCCCAATGCTTTACTGTGCCATTGACGATGCTTGTCGTTAAGAGGGGATTGACCTTCTCAAACTTTTGCTTGTTTTGATCAACAAGCTCATCGCGGTGTTGCACGATCAAAATCTTTTTGCCCTGCTTGTGGCGCTTGCCTACGAGCGCGGAGAGCATGATTGTTTTACCTGCCCCTGTCGGAGCTACAACAAGTGTGTTCTTGTGCTTATCCAACGCGTTACACGCGTCAGAGACAGCTACCTCTTGGTAGGGTCTTAATAACATGATTGTACCTATTTGCTAGAATAGTGTGGGGGGTTCGCGGCCCAAGGCCCCCCGAACCTTGGTCTAGCAGGCGCGGAATGGCCCTGCCGCTAGATTACTTGTTTGCCCATGCAGGAACCGCGCCAGAATTTTGCGGAGCCTGTGTCGCAGCTTGCGCTTGGACGCCTTGTGCAGCGATTGGTGTTTGCTGCATAGGAGCCTGACCTTGGGCAATATACTCACTTTGATTCGGAGTCAGCGCAGCCATCAGTTGGTTGCTATCCGAATATCCGTTTGTACCTTTCTTGACGCCAATCTTAGCGCAAATCTCCATTCCGTTCAAGTCGAACATGCCAGAGATATTACGATTCTGCTGTGCCTGTGGCGACATGTCAGCAGGGTCAATAGCGCGTGCGCTTTCAACGATTGACTTGAGCGTGCGCAGGCCAATTTCTTTGGCGAGCGGCATGCCACTGTCACCCATTTTGTCACCATCTACAAAGATGCTGTGCCAAAACTTGCGACGATCAAACTGACCACCAATAATGGTAAACTCTAGGTTTGCCCATTTTGCAGAGGTGCTCATAGATTTCTTGAACCAAGACCCCTGACCAAATTCTGGGATTTCAATATCCCCCATTTGCACGACGATCACAGCGCGTACAACAGTGCCTTTTGGGATAAGAGAAAACTCTTGAGTTGGATTTTGGTCTTGCGGAACATTATTTAAGTTAAGCATTATGCTTCCCCTTCGCTAGAAGTTTGAGTTGTAGGATCGACAAAGGTTAATTCCCTGTCGGCTTGCGAATCACCGCTGCTCATTTTTTCCATGAGCTTTCCAAGATGCGGCTCTTCAAGTGTATCAAGCCTACCAGAACGATCTTTAGCTGGGTAGCCCCATTCGTTCAGAGGTTGACACACGAATGCACGGTATTGACCGTGATCACCTGACAATACTGCCATTGTGATTACTTCATCAACAATTCCGGGCAATTCACGCCCTGTCTTGCTGCCTTCGATTTGGAGGCCATATTGTTTGCGTCCATAATCGTCAGTGATTTCGTCAAGGATTCCAACGAAAATCACATTCTTTTCGCGGATATGCTGGATGTGGGTTAGCCACGCCATCATTTCGCGCCCGTGCATCCCGTAAGCTGCACGCGTATCTAGTTTACCAGACCGCTCAGAGCGTGAGTCTGGTTGCTGTAAGCACCACTGAAAGCACAAACGTCCTGCCACTGTGATTGAGTCCACGAACAGCGTTTCGTACTTCTGCCAAATCTCTTCCGTATCGCCATATACTTGCGCGACATATTCGTAATGCGCTTGGCTGTAGGGTTGATCTTCTGACAGGGATGGGTTTGGCCCACCTAAGAAGCATGCTAAATCGCGGCACTCAGCCCATGTACGGGGCCGTACAACGTCGATAGGGAAGTTTTCGATAGCTGCATCGCCAGCTTCCAAATCCATGAACAGCGTAGTCGCTGGGTTGAGCGTGCGAGCCAGTGTGGTTTTACCCACACCACTTGCACCACAGACCACGATCTTGTGACCTTTTTTTTCAGCGAGCCGCTGATCGGCTGTGATAATTTGTAAAGCCATCTATGCGGCCTCCATTTCTTCTTGAGGGATGAAGTTTTTCATAATTTCAAAAACGTCTTCTTTAACAGACTTTCTAAAACTATTGTGAATTGCCAATCTATCTGTTGACGCTTCATGGTTTTCGAACGCAAAGACACCGCGCATAAAAAAGTCGTTGTCTAGGCTTCTGCCACTGGTGTTAATGGAAATAGATTTTTCCATAACTTGCCGATAGAGAAGCAAAAACACATCAGGCCATTCTCTGATTTCATTATTCACGATAGTTTCGTAAATATCATACGCCTTTTCGTAGCTGACTCTGTTCGTCATTACAGCCATGACGTATGCAGCTTTGAAGCCAGTCTGCTTCCAAACACTACCCGCTTTCCGAGGTGGCTTAATATGATATTCAACCTCGCTCAAAAGCTCACCAATACGACTGTTCAATACATTTTGAACATCGTCAGCCATTGGGTGAGAGATGAATGATGCAGATCGCAATAAATATTGGATGGGCATAATGATTTTTGTATGCGCCCCAATAATGTCGGCTGGCGTTCTGATTTTTCCTTGATCCAAGGTTTTGTAAATATCTGTGGATCGCACAATAAAAACAGAATATTCGTTGGTTTTGCCAGTTTCCACTTGAGCATTACCCCTGTGGTTTCCATTGATAAGAACCCATGATCCTCCTTCTTTTGCAAAAACCAAAGACTCTGGGTTTAACACCCAACGATTAAGGTTCATGGCTCTGACGTACTTACGAAAAGTTGGTCGATTAAGATCGCGGTTTCCCTTGTAGTTCAGATCAATCAGTTGCTTCATTTCTTCAGCATTGATTTCTGCGTTGAATTGAACCTGCTTACGATCAAGCGGATTAGCCGCGTTAATCATCCTTTCGTGATTTAGTTCCAATAGTTCGAAGATACCCATTATTCCACTTCCTCTACTGTGATTCTGCCGATTTCCACTGTACGGCACTCTTCAAGCTCATCCTTGATTGCAGGAGGAGCCGCGGTGAATTTGCGCTCTTCTACAGCGAACGTCAGCTTGCCATAGTGTTGCGCATTTTCTGGTGACATATTGTTAAGCGTGTCACGCAGTTTCTCTTGGTCCCATGTTACCTTCTTGCCCACAGTGACCTTGAGCCTTTGGTTGCCTTCTGCGATTTGGGCAGTACCAAAGTCTTTGCCATTGGCACGCAATACGTCTCGCGCCACTGGTAGAAAAATATCAGATAGTTGTTCTTCAACGTCTTTGAGTTCAAGGCGCATCTCGCTGATAACGTGCTTGAGTTCGTCTCGACGTTCGAATAGCTCACGACTGTTCATGTCGATTCCTTCCGCTTTAATTTTCTAGAAACCCATATATCCCACATGGAGTGGGATGTGTCAACGACTTTTTTTAGATAAAAATATTTCTATGCCGAGACATGCCTTCATCAGCTTCTTTTTCAGCTTGAATTCAGGCGTTTCGACGCCCTTAGCGTCTTCGACAATTGTTTCCCAATCACCGTTGGCATTTTCTTTTTCGTAGCGGAAGTCTGCTATGTAGGTGCAAATCTTCTGACCGTTGACTTCTAGCGCGAACCGCACCTGTAGCTCAAGGTTGCGCACCCTACCCGCAAGCTCAAGACTCTTTATATATAGATACCGCTCAGATTCCCACTTGGAGTCGAACTTGATTCCCTGCACAGTTACTTTCTTGTTTCCGTACTTGGGTCTTGACCCACGCCGCTTGGGATTATATACAGTAGGGAAAGTCATTTATGGGAAGGAAACTCCATGCCAAACCCCGGAAAATACAAATCCGTAGGTGTTTCGATTGAAGCGTATGATAAGCTGGTTTACATCGCGGAGCACGAAGATCGTGCTATAGGGCGACAGCTTGCACGCATGATTGATGAAACATACGAGGATATTCAAGCGCGTGTCAACGCCAAGCCAACTTACCGCCCCCCTGTTGGAATCGGCGGTTTAGCTTCAGTCATTGAAGATTAAAGCAGTCCAGCGTTTCCTAGACCGCCCAGTAGTGTTGCTGCCACTGCTGGGTTTTCTGCTGCGCGTTGCCTAATCGACGGCTGCGCGGTAGGCATGGGAGGTAAATCAGCCACCGGGGACACTTCAGGAACTGGAACACTTGTTCGGGTTACAGGAGATGGAGCCGGGGCAGACGCTTGATCTAAATCACCCATTAACGCGGTAGCTTGGTTGACCGCAGAGGTTGCTATCTCGTCCATGCTTTGTGCAGTACCCTGTGCCATAAACGAAGAAATGCTGTCAGATATTAACTCTCCAGCTATTTGACCTCTGGTTTTTACGTCTTCACCCTGTGCAAGTTTTTTATACTTTTGAGTGAATGCCTTGTAGAATCTAGGAGATGAAAATAGCTTTCCAACTACGCTCAGTCTAGCGATAGTTCCCAAGTTTTCTAAAGGGCTTGCGGCAATGTTTGCTGCTACAAGATCACCGCCACTTGCAGATTCCCCAAGAAGTTTCATGGTTCTGCCAAACTGCTGCATTTCATCAGCCATTTCTTTTCCATAAATGACTTCTATCTTGGCTTTGTTTTTAGCAAGCCTATCACCAAACTTGGCAAATTGCGTTCTGTCTGTAAGGAAATTCTTTTCAAAATCTCCTATCAGGTTGTCCATGTAATAGGTTTGAATTTTACCCATTGCTTCAGCATCGTTGTCAAAAAACTTACGCAACGATGTAATGTCTTCCGCACGCATAGAGCCATCAGCGATAAATTCAGCCGCTTCTGTAGCGGTTAAATCTCCACTGGATAGCTTTTTGTTTATGCGGTTTCTATTAAACCTTGCTTCATCATCTAACGCCTTGCTTAAATTCTTTAGCAAATTAACACCTGATTCGTCAGCGCCTGCTGCTACAAAATCATCAATTACTTTTTGATCAATGTTCCGCAGTGATAAAGCGTTTAATTGTTCGGCTAGTTTGCGAACCTCTGACACGTTTTTTCCAAAAAGCTCATCAGCAGTAGAGCCAATTTTATCTAAATTTGTTTTAAACTTAGAGCCAGAAAACTTACCTGTCTTGGTATTCATTGAACTGCTCAACGTGTCACGCAACCATTCAGACGCGATACGCTCTCTAAGGGGCGCAAACGTTCCCTCACCAGCAAAATCATCTATGGCTTTCGCTGCGTCTTGTAGAAGCTGTGGGTTGTCCTTGCGAACAAGGGAACGCATTGCATCTTTTGTATTGACTGTCACATCATTACGCACCGCATTGATCAAGGTTTTCTTCCCTATCGCGCTGCTTACCTTCTCAAACTTTTTATTACCTTCTTTGTAGAAATTGCGAGCGCGGCCTAAATCACGAACTGCATCTCTAATCAATTTTCTACTTCCTACGTTAGCAGAACCCGGCAATGCCTTGTTTAAGAAATTACCAGTCGTTTTACCCGCTAAATCTATCACGTTGTCGATTTGAGGCAAAAAGTCATCAACAACGCCACCAATTGTATCAGAGGTTATGTTGAACATGCCTGTGTCACGCAAACTTTTTCGAGCGTAATAAAGCTGACTGAACGAAGCCTTGTCGCCTAACTCTGCAATTTCTCTTAAAATCATGCCAGCTTTGTGCGGGTTTGTTCCAACTTGAGCGTTCTCAAAACGCCTTGCTTGCTTTGCCGCGTCTTCTGCTATGCCTTTTGTGGAAAAGATGGCTTCATCACCCGCACTGTTTCTAATAGCGTTGTTTATGTTTACAAACTCTGCTTCAGCCAAATCATCAAACGCTTTGTAAGATTGTTGAAACGCCGCGAACAAATCATCTTGTATAGCTGCGTCTTTCTCTGCGGCCTTGCCGAGATTTACCGCTATTTCGTCCATATGCTTCAGCAAACGTTTTTCTTGGTCCCTGACTGCCGAAGACAGTGTTTTGTCTCCCAGCCTAGCGGCATCAGTTAAGGCGTTTGCTGCGCCCTGTATGTCAACCTCATCGCCAGTGCCACGCAGCCACTGCAAATCACGCATAATGTTCTCGTGGTTTTTACGAAGCCTCGCAGACGTACCAAGAGCTTTTTCCGCAATTGCTTGCTGTCGCGCAACAAGAGATGGCGCACCAATAGCGTCTAAGGAGGGCAAGTACCCGCGCCTTTCTGCCTCTACGATATCCGTTATTCTTTCTTCAGGAAGCCCCTTACCAACGCGACCAGCACCAGAAGCAACCCTAAATGCTTTGCCTGCTAATCCAAACACGCCTTCACCAGCGCCAGAAATTAACGCTTCCTTAGCAATGTCTTTGGCTATCTCAGAGCCAGCTTGATCCTGAACGCCTTGTAAAGCCTCAATACCCTCTTCCGCAGCTTTACCTGCACCACCACCTAGAGTAGCACCTATAACTGCACCAAGAACGGGAACTGGGATAGCAGCTTGACCTGCTATTGCCCCACCAACACCGCCGACTAGCGTTGTGCCAAGCCCGGACAAGTCAGATAAATCCTGACGCGTAAATCCTTTTTCATCAATCAAAATTGGGACTTCTGTTTCTATCCCGAACTTTTGTGCGCCTTCAGGCATTAATGCCAGCCTGCCGCGCTGATCCCGTGTATATTCTGTTTCGTTTAAACCAAAGGCTTCACGAAGAACCTTTTCCTGTTCTTCATTTGTGTCAGCACGACCAAGCATAGAGCGTAGCTTTGTATCTTGAACACCTGTGCTGTAATCAAAATCAAGGTTTTCACCTCTTAAAGAAGTTTCATATGCATCTATGACATCTTTCGGCAAGTAATCTTTGGGCTTACTTTTGATGTCACTTATTTTTAAAAACTCTTCGAAAGTTGGCTTATCGCCTGCAATTTTAACATTTATATCACCAAAGCGAGATTGAACTGTGACGTTTCCCATTATTAACCTCCAGTTAAATCAACCGTAGCAATTGGCTTCGTTGTTGTACTTCCGTCTTCATTTCTGGGAACAGGTGACACAAACGGAGTCTCAAGATTTTCGCTCAAAAAATCTACGGTTCTATTATATTCGCCATCACTCACATAATAACTAGGATCATACATGTGCTGCAAGGGTGCTACTAAAGAACTTTTCTTGCTACCAAAGTATGCAAGCATTTCATTTAGGGCGTATTGAACTTGAGACGGAGAAGATGTCATGTTTATATCGCCAAAAGACGCATCCAACATTTTTCTATCATAATCAGAAACTTGACTTTCTTGAATAATAAGACGTTTCATTTCGTTAATTACAGACAATCGCATTGCGTTAAATCTGTCCTCATCACTAACGCCCTCTTTACCAAAATCAATTTGGGGGTCACGAAGCCCAAAGTTTCCAAGTTGTTTCTTGATTCTGTCACCAACAGTTTTGAACGCAGGAGCGTTTTCTTGGGATAACTCCTCAGCAATACCCAACATTTTATTAACGTTTTCTTCGCCTTTAGAATATTTATTCCAAGCATTCGAGACAAGAGCCGCATCAGCAGATGGCCTAGCTAAACGGACCTCTCCACCTGAAGTGCCATATCCAATTTTAACTCCAGAAATAATTTCATTTTTGTCGATGTTTTTTAACTTTAAATCATCTTTAGAAGATTTGTCGGCTTCAAACGATAACTCTAAAAGTTTCAAGTTATAGGCTCTATTTGCTGCGCGGGCTTCTTTGGCGAGTGCGGCCCTAGACGATTCATCTGAGCGCACTGCTTCTAAAGCATATTTACCCGCAGCAAGTTTGGCTGCATTAGCGCGATCAATAGCTTTATCCAACATAGGCTGTGCTGCTTCACCAGCGGAACCAACAGATTGCAACATCTTACCTATGTTAAAGCCTTTACCTGCTTTGTTCTGCATAAGCGCCAAGCCGAACGCCATCAATGCCTTGCTTTTGTCCACCTTGCCGCTTGCATCAATTCCTGTAGCATCAGCAAATTCCTTCTTATAACGAGCAAGAGCCTCTTCACGAGTTTCGCCTTTGGCTGGTGCGTCTTCTTTGCCAGCAGATTTATTAAAGTCTTGCATAGCTGAAATAAACGCATCATCAACCACTTCATCGGTGACACGCATACCTTGTGCTGTAGCTATATCTTCCTCCGCGGCACGAAAATCTTCTGCTTTTTGGGCTGGAGTTTTTAACGCTTCGGCTCTTTCTCCGGGCTTTTCTACAACTTTCTCACGACCACCAAGAACGCCAAGATTATCTAAGTAAGCCTGTATTTCATCTGCTTCAACAGAAGCAAAATCTTCAAGTGGATCAATAGTTGGAAGCTCATTACCTGTAATTTCAGCATACAACTCAGGAGATAGCTTTTTTATCTCACCAGCTTCTTCTATTTCAGGCAAAAAATAATCAGTTGATTCATCTACGAATTCGCCAGCGCGACCATAGCTTTTTTGAGCTAAGTCGAACAAATCTTCACCTAATTCTGGAAATCCAAGAGCAGAAGCCCCTAGTCCACTGACATCAGATGCAGCGCCATATAGTCCATAACCCCCAGCCGCAGCCATGTCCTGAAGATATGAGGCTATACCAAGAGGTAATTTAGCCGCTGGCCCTAGAGTTTTTCTAACAGGGGAGAAAACATCAGATACAGATTGAGCAGTTGTTTTTGGGCTTACTGGTGGTACACCTTCTTGCGCTGCTTGTTCTTCCGCAATCAGTCTATCAAACATCTCAAAGTCAAAGGTGTTAGCCATGTGCGCCTCTTATTGGTTCAATCCCTGCAATGTAGCATATGCGCCAACACCTTGCAGGAATGGATTTGGTTGTGACTGTGGCGTTTGTGTAAACTGCCCGTACATAGAAGCAGAAGGCGATCCTGTTAGATATGTCTGAGCATAGCTATAAGGAGCCAACGCTTGTTGAGTTTTGTTCAATTCATTCTGGCGCAAGAAGTCTTGATACTGTTGATCATACTGACGCTCTTTGCCACCAAGCTCATACATAAACCCAAGATCGGCAGGCTGCATACCAGCATACACGCGACCAATATCAGCAGATGTACCAGCCAATTGACCGTATGCCTTACCAATATCTGCTTGTGCGCCGCCAATTTGACCGTATGTCTGACCAAGACCACCCATCAAGCGACCTGTTTCCAAGTTGCGTTTCTTTTCATCCTGCGCTGCACGAGCCTGCGCTTCTGCGCTTGATAGCCCCATGCTACGATACATATCCGCAGCTTTTGCCATGCGGTTCTGCGCGTCTTCAAATGATTTGGACTCTGTGCTCAGTTGCTGCGCACCGAGGCGACCAAGCTCCTGACCACCAGAAAGCTGACGGCGAGATGCGTCCTCAAATGCTTGCTGCCTTGCAGTTTCTTCAGCTTTAGCTACAGCAGTTTCTAGCTGCGCACCTGTTAGGCCGCGAGCCTGTGCGTCCTCATAGGCTTTTTGCTTGGCTGCATTGATTTGTTGCTCCGCTGCCATCTCGCGCTTCTGCGCATCTTGGAACGCCTGCTGACGCAGTTGCTCTTCAGTTTGAGATAGACCAGCCGAGGTTGTTGCCGCGGCAAGACCGCGCTTTGCTGCATCCTCAAATGCTCTGGATTCCAGCGTTGCACCAGATGTTCCAAGCTGCCCTGTAAGGCCAGATGCTTGCAACGCACGCTTGCGAGCCGCCTCATCTGTTGCCATCGCGCTTGCCAACGCTTTATCGTAACCTTGCGACATTAGATTAGCGACTGTGCTTTGCTTGGCTTCTTCTATAGCACGTTCTGTTTCCGCAGCTTGCACGCCTGCACGAGAGCCACCAAATGCCCCTGCGCCAATTGCTTTAGCTGCACCAGCTTGACGGCGTTGTGCGCCCTCACGCTCAATACGCTTTAAAGCTGCGTCTACAACCTGCTGCTTGTACGGGTCCATAAACTCTTGCGTGCGAGCCGCTGGATCAAATCTTCCAAGGCCCTCTTCCGCAAGCTCAAAGGCGCGGCCTGTGCCACGCTCAAACGCTTCACGCGCACCGAATTCACCTTCGCCTGCCTTTGTTACGTCTCGCCTTGCATCAGCCAAGCCACCAGATTGCTGGTACTCACCTGTGCCACGGCGCATTGCAGCTTCATCAGGACCAAATGTGCCTTGCGCACCAGCTATTGCAGCGCGTGCTGCATCGTAAGCTGTGGGGTCTTGAACAAACTGGCCCAGACCACCCGCTATGGTGCTTCTGGCATCGCTTAAAAGAGCATCTGCGCGTCTTTGTGCATCAAACTGACCAGTAGCGGCATCCGCTCGCAGCTTTGCATCAGCTAGTTCAGTGTCGTAAATTCCTTTTGCACCAATACCACCAGCGCCTGCCTCCAGATAAGATTTTGCTGAAGGAAAGTAATCTGTCAGTGCTTTTGATATTGTATCAGCACCCTCACCAAGCTGTGCGCCAGCTTCAGGAAGATAGCGAACATTACCTTCTGCATCTTGGAAATAAGGCAGGTAACGGTCCATGAAGGCTTGACGGCCTTCAGCAGTACCAAGGGTTCCTGTAACCGCTGCTTGAAGCGGATCAGCCCCAGCCTGCACATAATCAGGTATTTGGAATATGTCTGGGTATGCTTCTGGATCGAGAATACCACCAGTTAAAACTCCTGAGTCATCTGGGGTTCCGTAAATCCGCGCAAAAAGTGCTTGCTCAAGGTCCTGTATATACTGGGGGCGCTGTTGAATTATTGTTTGTGTAGTATCCGACATTACGCCATACCCTCCAGTTTATTCATCATGCCGTACATTTGGTTAATGCCCTTGTTTAAGTTGCCGTTGCCAGCGCCTTTAACTGCATCGCGGGTCATGACGAATTCGCCTGCTGTAAGCATAGCAGGAACATCATCCTTTGTACCAGAACCCTCGCTTGGCATGATGCCACCATCACGACGAGGGAAATATGTAGCCCCGCCTTTGTTTAAATTCATAGGACGATCAAGGCGATTAAACCTAATACGATCCGGGTCAGCCATGATTTCGGCGTAACTCCGATCTTTTGTTCGGCTTATATCTTCTTCTTCATCGTTGCTACCAAACACTGAATCTAAAAGCTGCGCCCCTAGACCCATAGCTAATGACTCACCTATCGGGGTGTTTAATATACGTCCCAGCCCACTGCTTGTGTCAGTGTTGAACATCTCTCCAATACCCAAAAGTCCCTTTGCTCTGGCTACAGGTGCTGGAGGCTTTGCGGCTGCACCACTTAATGCTTCAATTGCGCTGACTTTAGGTTGCCCTGCTGAGAATGGGCTAACACCCGCAGCCTTGGCTACGCTTGGAGCGTCAACATCAGCACCGAACAAGGCACCAAGTCCAGAGTCTCCACCACCTAAATAGCTCAAGCCACCACCAGCCACACCGCCTATAAGCGCGTCACGCAAGGAAGGCTTCTTGCCACCTAGAGTTTGTGCTAAAACATTGCCAATTGCACCTTGTACAATAGGGTTGCTAAAAAATCCACCGCCAGTAACAGCGCCGATAATTTTATCTAAGAAAAACTCAGGCTCGCCTGTTATCGGATTCATGCTATTGCGCTTTGAGCCAACAACATAACGCAGCGGGTCAGCGCCGACATCTCTGAATGCCATACCCAAACCGCGAGCCACTTGAGGTCGCTGCTGCAAGACTTCTTGGGGTACAACCATTTCGCCCGGAGCAACGTGCGCCATCATTGTATCACCGTTTCTACCGTATTGTGCCATGCCTTGCATACTAAACCTCGTGACTTATGCCATTAAGTTACCAAATGTTCCTTTAAAATACTAGAGTGTACTGCCAGAAATAGGCTCTGGAGCCGTAACTCGAATATTTGTACTTCTTTTTTCTGTTCCTGTCCAACTCTCACCGCAGTCTGGACAGTTGCCATCAGGATAACTAGCAACTTCTTCTGGCGTATCAACCGCGTTATCGCAGTTCACACAATGCACCATGTCTGTGCTACTTGAAGGTCGCCATGTAGACCCGTCTGGCATCGTAATTATACTATCGCTCATGATATTGTCACCGTCACTGAACCAATTTCTCCTGTTGCTTGCGATCCCCTTACATAAGGAGAATGCGCTACTGGCACGCGAAGCTGCCCACCGTGATTAAACACCGCGCCGTCTTCTAAGCCACTGTCATCTGTTTGAAGTGCCGTAAACACTGTAAAGGTATTACGCCCCTCGCCGGGGTTTTGCATGTTTTGCAGGTACGTCGAATAAGACCGCAATACTTCTGCGAAATACTGATTGCTATACTCCTCTGGAGGTATGGGGAAGAATGGGAGGTTTAGATTCCTCGACATTACCTTCTCCCGTCTGGTCGGACTTCCACTCTTGGGGAGCCAAGCCTCCAGCCTACACCTGTGTCATCAGTTTCTATTCTGAAGGCAAACGATCTACCTCTAAGCCGAACAAATATCTGATCAGTAAATTGCTCTACCGGGACAGACGCTGTTTTGGCAACCGATCCATTGTTCGTATTAGTATAGTTCCCGCCGGGAAAGTTACGGACTTTCAAGGTCATAACCGCACTAGGCGTTGGGTTTGATGAGTCCCTAAAGGTCATATCTGGTATTAGGCGCTTCATAAACACGAATTGTTCGCCTTCTCCCAAGTCCATCTGACTGCTTTCAATGTATGACGAAATGGCACTGGCAGGAGAGGTGCTACCATCGTCAAAGCCTATTTCCTGAAGGTACAGATAGTGATCGGAACCCGCGGCTATTGGGTCTGAATTAACGCCGCGGTCAAGCCAGCAGGTACGTCCAAGAGTTCCATAATACCAAATCTTTTGCTGGTAATTATACGTCACATATCGGTCATTTTCTGTGCTAGATGATGATGGATAGAACCATGTAACCTCAGAAAACGCCGTATTTGTAGATGCTGTAACCTTTTGGAGTTGATCACTATTGATGTCCGTAAATACATAATCACGAACAGAGCATGGTAGACGCTGCACCGCACCGCCATAAACGTAAAACTCTTCTGCACCCATCCAGAATACATTGTCCTCAACAGCGATTGCAGCCAAAGGACCAGCAATTGTGATGTTTGTGGATATTTCGTTAATGCCGAATGTAAATGGAGGGCCTAGATACTGCATAGCGTGTAGCGATACATCAGTAAAAACGAGTACCTGCTGCCTTGTTTCCAAGGCTGTAACGATTTCAGAGCCAGAACCGATTCGCAAATCACCCGCTGTATTTGTGACCAAAGACTGCCATTCTGTTACATTCTCCTGATCAGAAAAACGTATAAGCAATGGGTCTTGCACACCCGGATTTGTTTCTGAGTCACACCCGAATGCGATAACATGACGATCACGATCAGAAACCAATACCTGCTTGGCAATCGTTGGAACCTTATTAGCCCCTGCAATTGAGGCCAACTCTACGGCTCGACCCATTGGAGAAACAGCTTTTGTGCTTTTATCCCAATAGAATATATCACCATCTCGGACGTTAATAATAAGGTCTTCACCAAAGTTGTCATGCGACCAAATTCTAAGTGTTTGACCAGAAGCAGTTAAAGATGTGCTAGACCCCCAAGCACCGCGACTCCAAGTACCTGCCCCCCAACCGTTACCAACGATTGTGGTGTCCAAGCCCGTGTTGATTTGGTATGTGCCTACGCAAGCAGCGCCGCCACTACCGCTATCTGAGGAAGTAGCAAAGACATATGTAGGGTTAAGCCCTGTTGTAGTTGTAATACTGTTTATAGTGCTTACAGTGCGAGCCTCTACCTGATAGCTATTGTCGTTGATAATGCTAGTTATCTGGTACTCTTGGTTCAAAACATCAGCGGTAATAGCACCGCCAAGAGTAGCAGAACCAGAAAAAGTAACAAAATCGTTTTCTAACGCGCCATGATCTGTATCTGCTACAATTAAAGTCGCGCAATCTACAGCATCACCAGACGTATGCGTAGCGGCTGTCGTGCCATTTACACCCCTAACGCAACCAGTCAGGTCATTTCCAGAAATCAAAGCATAAGTAATAATCTCATCGTTAATTTTTATGCGACCAGACGCTGGAAAACCAGACGCTGACGTAAGGGAAATTGTTGTGTCCAGAATGGCTACGTCTGCGCTCAGTGTATTTGCGCTTGCTGAAAATGTAACGTCTCCAGCCGCCGTTGTTGCGCGAATAGGTGTAATATCGTTATACCCACCACCTTCGTTGATATAATACTTTAGATGCGTTCCAACACCTAAATAGTTTGATCCATCTAAAGCGATCCAAGGATGCAATGCACGACAGGTGCCTAAAAAAGCATTGCTTGATTGCTTGATCCAGCCGCCAATTTTTTCAGGATAACCGAAGCGAAACCGCACTTTATCCATGTCAAACCAGCCACCTTCGTTGCTGTATGACGTAGTTTCACGGTTAATACCGGGTCGGAATTGAAGTTTGGTCAACGGCATCAGCAACCTCCTGTTAAGGCGATTATACACATTTTGAACAATTGTTCGAGTTATTCTTTTTTTGAAAATAAACCGAACAATTTAATCTATAAGCTCAAAGTGCGGTCCATCAATAAATGGCCTGCGCCCTTGTGATCTGCGAAGGTCAATATACGCGTTCATAGCGTCTTCCATTGTGCCTTCCCATTTGCGAATGTCCATAGGATACGGCATTTCAGGCGTGCCCCAAGCAGCGCCCCAACAAATAGGAACTCCCAGTTGTGTCGCTGCCTCTTTAATAGCATCAGCCAAATCATCATAGAGCGAGAGTTCCCAACTCGCCCTACCATTTACAAACGCCATGATGTCGAATGCCTTACCCTCAAGGTGCTTAGACTTCATGGTTTTGCTTGCACCTTTGGCAACCAACTCTTTCTGCTGTTCGATGGTTCTCATTCCTTGCACCACTCCGAAATCGGTTTTTGACAGAGTGATAGCCATTTTAACGACTGCCTGTAGTCGCTCATCAATCCCCTCAAGCCTATCAAGGCTGCGTCGGCTAAGTTTAAAGCTCATATTATTTCCTCTTAAAAAATGCCTGTGCCCCGCGCACACCGAAACTGGCTGAAATTGCAATTCCAAGGCTGTAAAAATACCAATCGGGCGCTTTGGAAAGCTGCTCGAACCCACGATCTACCCAGCCTTCAGCGCCGGGAATAAACGCTAAAATCAATGGTATTGACAGCACAATTACGAACCACTCGTCTTTCCAGCTTGACTTTGCGCCCTCTGCCATAATGCGCTCCCAGTCGGCAACGCTTGTCTCTTTTGACAATAATATTTGGGCTTTCGCCTTCGCCTCAGTAAGTTTTAGCTCCGCTTCGGCTGCGTTTTTATCAGCTTTGCCTTGCAGCCAAGAGCCTGCGAGGTTCGCTATTGGGCCTAATGCCGCGGTAAAAATACTCATTTTTCCGAACCCAACCAAACGGCTATCGTTCCCGTCATAGCCCCACTAACCACTGAAATCATTGCAGATTGCTGCGTTGACAAATCATCAAGACTCATCCCCCATTCGATCACGCGGATATACATAATAGTCATAACAACCATCATAAAACGTGGCATGAGCTTGTATTGCAGAATCTTTTCAAAGGTATTCGCCATGTTACACCTCTATGTTTAACTTCGTTCCTTGCGGCCTATCCGCACTGGTCTTTCGCCCGAATCTATCATAACTTTCCTGTAAGTCCAATCTCTGCTTTACAAGAGCCTCTAAATGGCTGTGGTTGGCCCTATGCTCCTTCTCCACACGTTGCTCCGCTAAATGTGTTTCTATGCGCTCACGCGCTCTGGTTTGCTCATGTATGTCGCTTCCCACATTAAACGGCGCATTACCTATCGCGGAAACACCATCAGCCATTTGCTAACTTGTCTACTCCCCATATCATCGCTACGGTTCCCGCCAAAAAAATTGTAACGCCTAACGCCAATGAAATACCCCAGAACAACCTATCTCTGGCAGCGGCTTGGGCTTCCAAGGCTTCTTTCTGGCGTTTTCTTGCTTCAGCTTGCTCACGCACAACCAAATCCCACATGCCCGGTGGCCCGTATAAACGGCAATGGCTGCGAAGAGTTTCCATAGCTTCTTTGTGGGCCATCTTCGCCTGTGCTATGGCAAAGCCTTCTTGTTCAGAAGACGCTAGTCGGCCCAATGGCCCTTTATGTTTGCCAGATTCTGCAATAGCTATGTCGGCTTCTAGCTTTGCCAATTTTCCAAAATGAGGCATAAGACTGTTTATGTCTTTGCCAGCTTGAACCGCGGAGCTAATGCCCCCCGCTATTTTAGTTACAGCGCCTGCTAAGGCTAAGACTTCTATCATGCTTCACGAAAGCTCCTTGGACAATAATAATCAGGATCAACGCGATAAACGCGCTTGTTATACATGCCGTCACATTGATAGTGACAGGATTTATAAAACCAGCTTCCGTAGCCGTTTATGAATACATGCCCATATCCTATGAATATAAGCGTGCAAAGCATGTTATCGCTCCATTAAGCGATCTATTTTTTCTTCGATACGATCAAACCGCGCAACGATCTGATTCATAACAGCCGTACTGTCACTTTTGGTAACGTATTCTTTCGCCATTTCTTCCCTTGTTTTATTCAAGAGAATTTGAACGCGCCCAAGTTCAGCGTGTTGTGTTTTTATCCACCAACCTAAACCACCGATTGCAGTGGTTAAGCCTAAGTTTATGAGCGCGTTCATTTCCATTATTGTGCCGCTACCTCTTGAGCTTCTTCAGACTCTTCCAAAGACTTTGTCAACATGTCCATAAAGGCTTGCTTGCCGACAGCGAGTTGATCCAGATTAAATTGGGCAGAACCCATCTTTCGGTCCAAGTCAGCAACATGGTTAATCATAACCTTCTGCTGATCTGTCAGTTGGTCTTCAGTGTAGTCAGTGCCGTTGATCGTGACGGTTTTTGTTTGTTTCTCGGCCATCGTGATCTCCTTTTAAGTTAAAGTTACTATGCTGCCCAAGGGTTGCCTGATGCTTCCGTTGGGTTTTTCTGGTTCTCGATGTTTGCAGCGAGAGCCGCTTCCGTATCCGCTTGGCTTACGCTATCCCAAACCCAGCCTTGAGCTTGAGCTTCGGTAACGTCCGCATAGGGTACGAAATCTGGTGATGATGGGTCTGGTGTTAGCCCCACCGTGCCGTAGTTTGACGCAGTATAGGTCACGGCATCATCGCCCGATCCTACAGTTTCTGACGCTGTGCAACGCCAATGTACTACGTTAATCCCACCTGTTGCGACTTCATGTTCGCATGTTGGAATTGTCCAATCGTATGTTACAGCCATTATAGTGTCTCCTGTGAATCAAGGAACGCTTGGTAGTTGTCCTTGCATGTTTGTGTGAATACGGCGTTGCAGATTGCTTGTACATCCGCATCTTCGCCTGTGATGTCATCAAGCGGCATAACCACATGACGATGGAATGAACGGCTCAAGTCTGTGCCATCTTCCCGAATGATCGTCGCAGTGCGAACTTGCACAAACGAGAAATCCCAAATGTCATTTAAGACAGTTTCGATCTTGTCGTTCTTTACTATTTTTTCTAATGCCATCGTTTATCTCCTGTGATGGTTGGACTGACTACCCTGCGATCCAACAGGGGTGTTATGCGGTTCGGTATGTAAGGCTGTAGATAATGTCAAACGCACCTGAACTACCTACAGTCTCAGCGGAAAATTGAACGCTTACCTGTGTAAAATTACCGGCTGTATAGTCAGCTACAACACCAGTTGCAGCAAAGCTAGTTGCCCTCGCCACACCTGTAATTCCAGGACTGTTTGCCGTATCCATTGCTGCTGCTGTTGGTAAAGTTGCAGAAAAGAAAGTATCAGTTGCACTACTAGATATTGTCAGCCCACTAATTTTTACCTGTATAGTACACAAGTTGCCAACCTTAGTGTAAATCGCACGAGTAATAGATGCTGTACCTGTCAGGTTTGTAAGGTTTGCAATAGTCGGAGTAAAGGTCCCCTCCTCATAGTCATCCAGAGCATTCGCC